TGGATTCTCCAACAACTTTTCTGCCAATTCTTTCGCTTTCATGTATTCCTCCAAATCCTAATCTAACAGATTCACTTGTAGGTTGCCGCAATGGGGACAATAATATATTTTCCCTACATATCTTCGTTTTCCAACATCAGTTCCTTCGGAAACATCATAGATTTCTGATGTGGAATAAATAGTGTTGTCAGTATATGCTGCGCGCCTCATCTCGACTTTGCAATAATTACACTTCATTTTTTATCCTCCAAAGTTTTAATAATAGCAATGACACTTTTTACAATCACTCTTCTGGCACCGGTCCATACGACCAGGCCATTTCTGTTTCATCATTTCTGATTTCGACACTTTCTAATAATTTTAATAAATCGCGTTACAGTAGAGTGATCCCATCCTGATATCCATTCAATTAACTGTCTTTCCTCTTCAGTTAAGTCGATACCCTCCAGTGCTTTTTCTAACTCTTCCATATGCAGTGCCTCCATTTTTGAATTATACTAAAGTTCAGTTATTAGTTACTCTTCCACCCACTCCAGCGGCTCACCGCAGTCCTGGCAATAATACTGTCCAAGTTCAACATTATTCCCACAGGCCGGGCACTCATAGATTATACCTTGCTCTATATTGATCTTTACTTTCGCCATCTTATTCTCCTTGATTGCTAGTTGTTTAACCATCCATGCCATTATTGATGCTATATATGACAGTTTGTGTATCTTGCTATTTTAAGGTGTTATAATTTGTCTATCAAATAAAAAGGAGGTTATTATATGCCAATTATAACAACTACTACGGCAGGTTACTCAGTAAAAGAAATACAGTATGGTGGAGGTAAAAAACATCATGGCCCCGGAAATCGTGGATTTTATATCACCCCACCAGCCGGCAGTCCGATTGTAGCATCGTATGAATATCCCTTATATCCTAGTCCTCATCATGATACAAATTATTCCGATGGAGATAGTGATGAGAAGAAAAATTTTTATGAGACTGCTGGTAATGCAGCTGTTACCGCAGCTCTCGCTGCTGTTCCTCCTGCTTGGCAACCAAATATCGCATTTACTTGGCAGGGTACACCATATTCAGCGAATGGATTTCCGTATCGCCCATCATAACTAATTTTTTCCCCTTTAGGTATTTCAGCCTTAAGGGGAGATTTGTTTTATTACCACATTGCCCATTCTAATCAAATATTTCCAACCAAAACAAATCGTACACCAATATCATTGTGATAATTAACTCTTTTACGTTCTCCTCTTGATTTTTGATGGCTGACCTGTGCCCATATGTTATTAGGAGTAGTACCAAATAGTTCAGCCAAATTTTTAGCGGTATCAGGAGGAGCCAAAGGCAACTCATATCTATCTGGTGTTACTGCCATATACAATTTCATTACAATGCCTCCTGTTCTAACTGTCCACATGCAATCATCTCATCTTCTGTGCCAATGCACGGCCAATTTGTCTCCCTCTGTTCCTGTTCTTCAGCATCACCATAACATTCACAGTAGCCACTGCGACACCATTCGCAGCGAATATCATCATGAATCATGCAGCTACCACCTTCTTATTTAGAAACTTCTCCAGTTCCTGTCTCATATGTAAATAATTCTTTTTCTGATCCATAAAATATGTATCATTATTCTTTGCATACTCTAACATCCAATCATCTAAATCAATATCATTTTCAATTGTATAAGCCACAAGCGTCAGCAATGATAATCTGTTATCCGGATTCAAAAGTTTTGAGCCATCTTTAATTGTTCTATCCTCCAGGTCGTCAAGCATCTGGTTATAAAAGTCCATATCATTTCTAACTGATTCGATGTTCAGTCCAACATTTTCAGCTATAAACTGTTCTGATGCTACTTCTTCAATATGTAAGAAATCCCTCATCAACTTTTCAAGTAATACCAGTTTTCTTTTGATTACCGCCTTATCCTTAGTGGCTCTGTTGGTATTAATTTCATCAAATGATACACCATCTACTACTTTACTGTGTAACTCATTTACGAAGGCATCGAGAAATGTTGTGAATTTATCGCTACTAGGTTCAATATTGTTGAATTTTTGAAATAATGCAAACCAGATAAACGCATCTTTTGCAGTAAAAATCTGATCATATGACGCAAGCCCCATATCAAATGCTTTATCCAAAGTCCTATTCACTATATCAAACTCATTGTCAGTGGCATGTTCATTTAAATACATTCCCATCTTTTTACTTTGCTTCTGCCAATCATCTAAATGAAACATAGTCATAGTTGTTTCGCATACAACACGTTCATATACACCACTTCTCTTTTCCTTTTCAGAAAATCCATCACACTCTGTAAAAAATTTATGCTCTGTAATATTTCTAATCCGTCTCGCAAATTTGTCAACATATGTAAATGCTGTTTGCGCAGCATTCATTGCCTTATGGTTATTATAGCGACGCACTAATTCTGATATCTTCTCCATTGTGCAATGCTGATGAATGACTGTCTTTATCTGAAATCTATCAAATTCCTTCTGAAGCTCCTTTGGAAGTGTATCAAAAGTTTTTCCTACTAAATTACATGTTCTAGTTTCATATACAAAATTCCCATCTTCATCCTTAATAAATTCCCCATCTTCATCTATAGCTCTTACCTGATAGTCTACAGTCTTGTGAGCTTCCGATATTGAAGAGGTGATTTTGTGATTTCCAAAGCGGAATAAAATGAAACTAGATGTCCTCTGTACACCATCTACCAGCCATAACTGAGTCATCCCACCTTCCAAATCCTCTTCTCCGATAATAATTGGAAGAATGTAGTCCCTGGTAAGAACCGTATAGACCAACTCATTAATCATACTTGTATCCCACTGTCCCGATAGCCGTTGGACATCCTGGTCTTCCCGAATATCTTCCTCCTTGGTAGCGTCTAAATACGCAGAAAGTGAATAAGTGTGCTCCCTAATAGGTTCTACCATGTATAAATCCTCCCAATAATCTATAACAATATTTTTATGTTTTTATAAGCTCGGATTGCCATCATGCAATCCGAATATTCTTTCTCTGAAATATGTAGCAATTCTTTTATCTCTGATGGTTTATATCCTTCAGATAAATAACCAACAACTTGCCTCTGCTTTTTGGACAGCTTTTCAAGGTATTTTTCCATCTTACTTCCAGACGAAATACCAATTTCTTCAGCCAGCTCTGCTTCTAAATCAAAACCTGATGGAAGCATATCAGCAAGCGTTGACTCACTATCATCTCCAATCGGAGCATCAATAGAAATGTCTGCAATAACTACATATTTTTGCTTTCCATTCTTGTCTTTTGCAAGGTTTCCGTTTTCATCTCTTTCCTCTGTTAAATTACAGCGCTTAAATCTACGATTATCTCTTGTCCAATCATAGAAGGCACGGTTGATATTGCCTTTCAAATATGTACTAAACTGACTCCCCTTTGATTCATCATAGGTTCCGAGACTTTCCAGCAATGTATCAGACGCGACATCATACAGTTCATCGTAGTCCATGAGTGATACACCTTTGCGATAAATTATAGGGTCACAAATCTTTCTAAGCATCGCCATATTGTTATCATGATAAAAATTAATTGTATCTTGTTGTTGTGGCGTCAAACCAGCAAATAACTGTTGTTGCTTCGTTAAGTCCATAAGAAATAAGCTCCCTCAATTTATGTATTAATAACCTCGTAAAAGCTGCTCCATCATGTCATAATATTTAGTTCTCCCTTTGTAGGAGGAATATTTTGATTTTGAGAGTTCCATTTTGGTCTTGCCTATTGACCATTGCTCTTTCAATGCCCGTGTCAGAACCTCTATGTATACCATCGACTGTTTAATGTCTCGCCGCTTTTCCTTGAGTTCATTTCTGATCCTATCCACCTTGGTCATCACATGAGCTGGTGGCCTCCGGTTCATCCTGGCATGATCAATATCGGATAGTGCACTATCGTAAAATGATAGTCCTTGTTTTAACGCTGCGTTGTATGCATTGAGCTGAGTTATATCCCATGCAGCCAATCCAGTAATTGCACCAACCTCTAAACCTACTTCATCCAATATAGAGTTATCAAACTCAATACTCTTTTGGTCTGTAAAGATACTCTCATTGCTGTATTCAGGGACACGGCTTTCCTTTTCCCCACTATCCATATCAACCATGTAAAAATGCCCCGATTGAATCCATGACAACCCTTTTTTGTTTATCCGAAGTAAATTTCTGGCCTGCTTAAAAGTAAACTGCTTTGCATGGTTGGGAGATGTCGATGACCTATAATCGCCACACCTCATTGGATTTTCCATAATATAGTCCTTACCATTAGTTAAAATATACGTGTCTCATCATTCCTTTCTTTAAAAATGGGTACAAAAAGTTAATGGGGCTAGTGCGATTTGAACGCACGAGTCTCGCAGTCAAAGTGCGATGCCTTAACCTCTTGGCTATAGCCCTATCAAGATATATTCTCTATTTAATTTTGGGTCGCGGAACAATAGCAGAATCGCTTAGATATAAAACAAAATACTTGACAATACAAATACTACTATGTAATAATAAAGCGTGGCTTCTGCCATTTTAGAAAAAATTATATAAGAGACTCGTCCGAGGTGTTGCAGCACCGTTTGAGGACGGGTCTTTTTATTTGTATCTTCGCTAACTCGAAGTTATTTTTGCTATATGGCTATTATAATCCAAACATATGTTCGTGTCAACCTCAAAAAGAACGTTTGTTCTGTTCTCTTTATGCTTCACTCCCGTAACATTATAGTTTTCATCACCCCCATAGGCTTAATATCATATATATTTGGCTGAAAGACACTATGGATGTCAACATGCGATAAGTATTGATTTCCCGAAAAAATAATGCTCTTTGACTCATTTGCAATTAAGCAAATCCTCTTTTTACTCACTTTATCTATATCAGATATTTTTTGCCCGGCATCAAAATTAATTGTGTGAACATCAAATTTTGTATCTTCTCCATATTCTTCTTCAATCATATTTATAAGTTCTCTTTTTGTCATTCTTCTATGCTGTTCCATTTGCAAATCTCCTTTTTGGCAAATTTCTCAAATATACTCCAATAACTTTATTACATTCATCTTCACTAAGAGAACCTAATTTATATAATACCATGGATTTATCTATGACTCTCACCTGTTCTCCTAAAATCAGCGAATCGTTTTTTAAGCCATTATTTTCAGATTTATGTAAAATGTCATGTACTGGCATATTTACTTTTTTCAATTCTGACGTGAAAGGTATAACTATTGTAGTAGGGCCATATTTGTTTCCAACATCATTCTGAATAACTGCACACGGTCGTACGCTGCCTTGAACAGACCCAGTAGTCTTGCCAAAATCTACTTGAACAACATCACCGAATCTAATATCCATGTATTTACCTCCCTTCCTCTTATGTAGCCCTACGCTTACTTAATACTATGCCTCTTATTATATACTTATCTATATATAAAGTCAAGCATATATAGTAAATATTTTTTATATACTATTTATTTGCTATTCGTGGTATACTTTATATATAGTGAGGTATATATAATGAAGCTAAATATAAAAGACAAACTAGAATCTAAAAACATGAGTCGTTATGAATTAGCAAAACGTATTGGTGTGACGTACCCTACAATCACATCAATATATAACGGCAATTCAACAAGTATAAAATTGGAAATACTAGAATCAATATGTCGAGAACTAGACTGTACACCAAATGAAATCATCGTGTCTGATGATAAGAATATTAGGTACAGTATAGAAATCGAAAAACTGTCATCTGAATTACTTCCAATTATATTAGAATCAAGAAATTGTGATAAGCTTTCTGATTTACGTCAACAGGAACGTTTTGCTAGATATATTGACTTATTGCAAAAAGCTTCAAAGTCGCGTCATGAAAAAGACGATACGGATTAGGTATCGTCTTTTATTAAACGATTCTTTTGTCCGGAGATTTCTAACTTGCATTATGTAAATTTTCTTTTGGCGTTGTTTGTTGGAACATCTCTGTGGGAGATTGCTTATATGCTTCACACATTGCGCAAAATACTTTTAGTACATTCTTCCACTCATCTTCATCAATCCATTGTATATAAGGTGTTCCGCCACGCTGCTTTAGATAAATTCTATATTTGTACTGAAGATTCTTATATAACTCATTCCAAATCTTACTAAAATGAATTCCGGTCACAGAAGCAAGTTTTCTTACTCCAGCATTAAGTCTGTTCCTATCGGACCATTCTAATATCTCACCAGCAAGTCTTTTATTGTCATTTTCCAGCTTTTCAATATGACGATTCTTAAAAGCAATAAGATTGGTTGAAGCAATGGCAACAGCATTAGCATCTCCACTTGCTACAGCCCGGCCAACCTCCATCATAAGATTCTGCTCTTCTTCAATATCTTTGATTTTAACTTCTGGCGAAGCTTTTTCTTCAATGTCTAGCAATGCGTCTCTTACTCTTCTCGCCACATCAGACTGTTGTAACAACATTCCAATTCTCAAAACAGCTCGCCTACTAAACGCTTTTAATCCTCTATTATTGATAGTTACAATCTGTCCATTATCAAATATGTATGTAACGGAAGTTTGCTTCTTTTCAACGGAAGTAGTTTTTAAAAGACTTCCATCATAATGATTTCTTTTAATCATTTTTGTACCATCGGAGTCAATCTCATTCTTATTTTGTGTATACAGGTCCTTAATCCACTGAGGGCTTACTTCATAATATTCTGCCACCTGATTGATTGACATTAAATCTGTATCTGGTAAAAGGAATAATTCTTTTACTCTTTCCAATACCTCATAGTGACTTACACATTTATCCCTTATATTTCTATCAGAGATAATATTATCAATCTTTTCCTGTTCCTTTGTTCTCCTCATACTATAATCTTCCTTTCCATAGACTATGTTAATAGTGTTCTATAGATTTATTCTCCATTTTTGATCGCACACTATTAAGAATTTTACAAGTCGATTACATCAACCATCTTAGGTGGTCAATCTATTCAAATTGTCAAAGTACGGGAATTTGGAAAAATGACTTGAAATAGTCCAGAAAGTAAGATAAAATGTACTTGACTGGATTTAATCCAAGTATGTTGAATAGTGGCTTCTATTCTTTGGTCGGAGCAGAGCCGCTATTCTTAAGCCAAACTCGCTTGCTATTAGAATACAAAACCATTGTATGCCATTTGCAAGCGAAAGTCAAGAGGTGTTTTATGTTTTTTTTCTTTTATCCACCATCATTTGCAAAAAGACTTAACGAGTTACGTGTAAGTAAGAATCTCACAATGGAACAATTAAGTAAAGATCTCAGTACAACACGTGGTACTATTAGCAATTTTGAAAATGAACAGCGAAAGCCTAGTCTTGATATGGTAATTAAAATTGCTGACTATTTTCAAGTTTCAATTGACTATTTAGTAGGTCGTACTAATGATCCAACCTTCCATCGTACAAAAAAGGACTGACGAATTTCAGTCCTTTTATTACCAATTTTAATTATCACATCAAATAGTTATTTCTTATGCTCGCATAATTATTTTATCTCAACAAAATCTCCTGATTCCATAAACATATTTACAATATTTTCATATTCATTCTGCTTCGCGCCAGAACGACACATCAATTGTCCATAATACGGATCACGAAAATCCACAAAAATTGTTGACCTATCTGGTGAAATACAACCGCCCTCAGATATATTATATTGCCATCCTTGTGCCTTCAGCTTTTCTACATAAGCATATAATTCCTTATTATCATGTGTTAATCTATATGATTTTAAAATAGGCCTCATAAACTCTCCCTAAAAAAGATAATATAATTATATTTGCCATGTATTCCGGAATTATGCATCAATCGGCCCCATATAACAATGACTTTATTCTTGATTCTTCCCTCATATCTTTAATCGTAGGCAAGCCATACTTCCTGCCATATTTACACAGACCACAGCCGCAATGAATCTTGCCCTTTGCATACTTTCCATCATGATTATACCAATCAAACCCGTATATTAAATGACTGATACACTTTTTTCTTAATATTGTCTTATTCCTTACATACCTCCGATATTCTCTTCCTCTCTGCGCGTTTCCCATAATGGAGTCCTCCTTGATATTATTCACACCCTGTAGGCATCTATCAAGGTAGAAAACACCTACAGGACATGTATGTGGACTCCCATTTTCATAATTTCAAACACCCTCATTCCTCCTCAACTAGTTATTTTTTCTGTTCTGAATTGTATCTAATATTTACCATATCATTTATAGCTTTCTTTTCCATTACATTATCACTATTACAAACAGGACATTGATCAGATTGACTATAAGCAACAAAATTCAACCCGCAATTTCTACATTTAAAAATATATTCTTCATGATTTTCTTTTATTTCACCATTTCTTAGCCATGGTGGTATTGGGATAAAAAATTCTGACATTTATTTCTCCAGTTTAATCTTCTATATGCAAATTACTATGATTTTGCATTCTTCCTTTGCATACAAACCCTCTACTCTGTCGGACCTCATACTATCATCTGAGAAGTCTGCACCTGTTTCAGGACAATTTTCTCTTCCCTCTTCTGTTATGGGATGAGATTTTACAATCTGTACAGTTCAATTGTTCTATTAATTCTGATTTTTTAATTGATTACACCTTCCTATATATAAATGAAAACAGCATTTCATCATTTTATGCATTCCAGTATAGCAACCACTCCAAAGCGCTCAAAGGCATCGTATATCCGTTCTAACTCATCGGGGGTACCTTTATTAAGTCTATCCTTCATTCTTTGTAATTCATCTCCTGACGGCTTTAATTCTGTTTTTATCTGCTCCAAAATCAAGTCACGGTAATAAATTCCTGTATTTCTATCCCCTGTAATCATGTTTTTATATTACCTTTCTTCCGCAAGTAACACCATCCAATTTATATAACCATACCGCGCCGATCCGCCTCTGCAACTATCAAATGCTCAAGCTCTCTTGTATCCATATCATATTCACCAGCAAGAGCAAGAAGTAAAGAGTCTATAGGCAACATCCTGGTTCGCTGCCATTCAGCTATTTCATCACAATGTGTTCTAAGAACATCATCAGGCCACCAATGTATTTTACTTTTAATATTATCCATCTACACCACTCTATTATCAATCAATATCTTCCAACATTTCCTCATTCCAACTCCAGAACGAATCATCAATCGGAGTACAATCTTCTTCATGCTCATGATGTGTAATAGTTGCTTCTTTCCCTATATACTGAAGCATATCCTCCTCAAAAGACGTGGGCATATCCACGTTCCTTAATCTGTTCTTTAACTGCTAAATCGCCCAACTCCGCCAAGCAGTCCAGACACAGACCTATACTAATGCTTTGGGTTCCTAAATCCTCAAACTCTATTTTATATATTTCAGTCTCATCAGTGCCTTTTCCACAACTTACGCAATTACCGAATTTAGCAGCACCCTGTAATTCGCTTTTTTTCATAATTTTAATCATATTAATACCTCTCTATCGGAACGAAAACCGGATTTCAACCGTTCTTAGTCCATCGTTCTGCAATGGTCTTTAATAGATCCATCATACAAACAGTATGACATATTTTTTACCTCAAATTATAATACACGGCCTTATCTTCAGCACATGTTATTAAATCTCGAAAATCATATAATTCATACGCTTTAACATCCGCTTCATTTTTAATCAATGTTATACAATCAATTCCGTGCGCTTGCAGATAATATATACCCTTTGGCCTCCAGATATTTAATTTACTATTATATAAATCGTCATCCTGTTCAACAATGATACCAAACAGGAAACCGCCACTTCCCCAATCATGGAATTTTATCACATCACCGATTTCTAAATCACTTTTATTCAAATAAGTTCCTCCCATGAAAATCGAATTTCAATCCTTATTTTTTATATAAAATCTCTTTCAACTCAGTAACAATAGCGAGTAATTCATTGTGCTCTCCTTGCTCGTACTCGTCAAGTTCCTTGCCTTCATCAGATTTAAGATAACCATCATATTTATCAACCAATTCTTCCAACTGATTGCAAACCCATCCCTCATTATTTACTCTCTTATATTCTTTAAGCTCATTAATTTTTAGCATAAAAAGCACATCAACCTTTCTCATGAAATCAGACATTCATTCGTTCTCTATTTTCTACCATTTTTCTAGCATTAACTGCAAAATTGTATTGCCCTTCTTCGATGTTAATAACATGACTAGATTTATGTATCAAATCACATATATAAATAAAGCGAGGAACAACTATATAGACCTTATTAAATTGGTGATTCTCATTTTCTTGCATCTCACACATTGTTATAATAGCATTGTCTATCATTTCACTTGTAGCATAAATACTCGAATGAATTAATAAATAATTCTTTTTAAATATACTAAATCCATCCTTATTCATATTTTCTAACTTGTGTTTAAAGCTTTTCAATATTCTATCAAAACTGTCTGAATCAGGAATACCTATTAATATACCATCTTCATATTTAGCACCCAACTTTTTTATTTTTTTTATAGCATACTGAGTATTCCTTGCAAGTCCATACTCAACTTTACTGTATAAGCTTTCTGCCTCTTTTTGTTTAGTATTCTCAGAAATTGTGACTTCCACACCAACTGACATATCTTCACTCTGCAAATCTGGTCGTTCACAATCAATCTCTAAATTTTTAAATTCATCCCCAAACAAAGTTTCTAAAATTATTTTAGCCAAACACTCCTCGTATTTTACCTTCAAATTGTCTGGTAATGGTAAATCAGGGTTTATGTCAATCATATATTTCTCCATAGTTCATGTTAAAATCAAGTTTTCTACTGATTATCTTTAATAATCAAGATGATATCGCCACTCTTTGTAGTCCACATTGATCTTTCCAGTCTAATATCAACAATATCTTTATTTAATATATCTTCTGTGAGTGAATTACCATCAGGGCCTCCTGTTCCATAGACTGCACCATTCTCATTTTCTACTATATAATCCCCTGTCCATTTTTCTATAAAATCCCTTACCTTAACTTCCATATATATATCCATTCAAACACAACCAAGTTTTCATTAATTACAACTCACAAGGTAGATATTGTCCCTCAATTTTATAATCACCATTTTCTACTTTTAAACTTGTATTTTCGTTTACCCACTTTATCAATTCATCTGTTGATGAAAATGATATTGCAACTGCAACATCGTTACATACGAGTAATCCTTCTCCCTCCTCAGCACTTTCTACAAAATCACCATAACAGTCATCAGTGCAAAGAACAATAAAATATTTCCATTTCCACTTCATAATTATATCCTCACTTGAAATCAATCTTTCTTCTGATTTAGTTTACTCAGTAAATGTATCGCTCACCCATCCACACTTACGACACTCGTAACTCCAGCAACCGCCTCCACCAGACATATCAGCATTATCGAAGTGAATTGCTTTATCTCGATTGGACATATATTTCATCTTTCCATTGTGAATTATATAAGGTTTTTTTGTAACCACATTGATATTCACTTCCAAATTCCTTTGCTCGTGCCTTGTGATTTTTACACTTCCACATTCCGGACAACAATTCCCATATCCACAATCGTCAATTTTAACTTTCTCCATAACTTTCCAGCTCTTGTTACCTTTCATCACTGTAAATCACACATCCCTCTTGATTTCAGAATCTCATTAACCTGTTTTGTCGTTATGCAGTATATTTTCGCTACCTTCTTCTTATCTTCAAGTGCCTTATATTCTGAAATTATATCTTCTTCGGTCCAGTTATACTCAACTGGCTTATTCATATATTTCTCCATAATTTAATTTTTCCTCTCGAATCTTATAGTCACTTATGACCTTCCTCCATTTTATCATACAATCCTTCTGTTAAACAGACCATTCTTTGCTTTGTCTGTCTAATTTTCTCTCGCTGGATACAGGCATACTTACGTGTTATCCGGACATCAGAATGTCCAAACTGTTCCGACACATCAAGAAGCGCCTCAGACTTATCCTCTGAGAGTTTGATATACTGATTAGCCATTGTTTTTCTAAGTCCATGAGTTCCAATTTTCTGTTTAATCCCAGCTTCTTTTCTTGCTGCTTCAACAATTTTATACCAAGCTTTAGGGTCAATATGCATCCTCATCTCACCAGTCCTCCTATCCTTGTGCGGTTTTTGAGCTGTAAAAATATAGTCATCCATATTCTGTTGTCTGATGTAGGTATTCTTCCAAGCCAGCCACGCACTCATCGCCTGTTCAAACCCCAATCCCCAAGTTAGGTCAATATGCTTTCCAAATTTGCTTGTTTTCTGTGGAACGAATTCTGCTCCCAAATTAAATGTCCAGTCAGAATTAACAATGTCACTCCACTTTAGAGAACAAAAATCTCCACCACGTAAACCGATCTCAATTGCACAAGCAAACATGGTCAAGTTGCGTCTAGCAGCCCTTTCCTTGGCAAATGTATCCGCTTCTTCAATTCGACGCATAAAAACACTATAAACAGCTCTTATTTCGTTCTCGTTGTAAAGACACTCCATGGTAGTCCTTCTTTTTGTTTTATGGGTCTCTGGAGCCGTCTGTGCAACGTCCTCTTGATATTCAACAGGGAGTTTAATAATTTCTGCTTTGTGATTATCTTCTAATGCCGCCTGTGCCATAATCCTACCTCCATCTATTAAGAAATCAGCCGGCAGCGTTTGACCACTACCGACCAAGCAATATGTACTTATGCAATAAATCTATCTTGATTTTCGAAAATACCATTTTTAGATGTTATTCTATTTACCACATCTAGCAAAAATAATTTTATTTTTTTACTCTCATCTTGAAATTGTGGATATTGTATTGTTGCATTTACAAGCAAATCATCTGGGTTCGTTTTTCTAAGATATGTTATTAGTTTTCTTTGTATAAATTTATTATCGTCATCATCTGATTTTTTAATTTCATACAAAGCATTAATTATTCTATGGCAATGTGCTTTGGTAAATTCATTCCAGTTCGCCTCATGTAACAATTCTAATACCCAATCAAGGTGTTCTCCGTGTCCCCGCCTAAAAATTTCTCTTGTAAGCGTAAGACATGATAAATTTCCAGCCCTTTTGTTATTTCTATTTACAATTAATCCCCATTTGTCACACAAATCTTTAATCGCAGTATCAATCGCCTCACCTGCGCAGACATGAGCTTTAAAAATATCATATGGATCAGGTTTCTTTAAACTATCACCTTGGCACCCAAATAATGCAGCTTCATCCGATTGTGAAAGACCTACTGTTATAACACATAACACGTAATCAATACACATCATTTTCAAAGCAACAAGTCTGTGCTGTCCATCCCATACATATAAATTCCCATCGCTTCTATAATTAATTTTAAGCGGGTCACACTTCATATCATCCCACTCCTGTGCAAGAGTTTTAACATGACTCTGTACTGGGCGCTGATATGCTTTATCAATATGTAAATCTTCCACCGGAACAATGACAAACACTTTGTCGCCTATAGGAATACCTCCCATAAGAATTTTCAATGCGTTTTTACGGCTGTCGGTATTATCATTACGAGAGGAATTAATTTTCCTCATTTTTTCAATCATTTTATCTTTAGACATACCTACCACCATCTTTTTAGCTTGTAAATTACTTTGTTCCATTGATTTCATAATAATATTCTCCTTTTTTATTTTTTTGCACTAAAAAACGTAGGTATCCAAAAAGGATTCCTACGTATGTTTTTATAACAACAGAAGATTTGATAATCCAGTCCTCTATCAATTACTTATCATAATGGTTCCAGCCTCCGAAAAATCCATTCAGGCTCTCACCTTTCTTTTTACCGTACTCATCGTAATGGTTTACTCCACCAAACACTCCAGGAGTACTATGTCCTGTCTTATGACCATCTGAATCATAATGATTTGTGCCACCCAGGAAACCACTATGACTATATCCTGTCTTATTTCCATTTTCGTCATAATGATTCATCCCACCGAATAGTCCAGGGGTGCTATGTCCAACCTTATGTCCATTTTCATCATAGTGATTAATTCCCCCAAAGAATCCTGGTCTGCTATACCCTTTCTTTCCCATGCCAATTACCTCCTAACGAATATCTAATTTCATTCGTTTTAATTCCACTCAAATGTACCTTCATCTATCTGTTTTGTAATATATTTTATCTCTCCTATAATATTTGATAGTTTCAAATCAAGAGAAATCTTTAAAAACTCATTAATCAATCTTCCTATCTCTGCATAGGGATCTGTAGAATTATATATTTTTTCAGCATATGTTTCTCCCGTATCTTTATACTGATTATTTAATTCATTCAATAACAAACCTATACAATCAGCTTTCGGAATAATTACTCCTTCGGCAGTTTCTAAACTCTCAGTGTCATCCTGCCAAGATATAAATTGGTCTAGTGTTACATAATAATCCATAATTTCTCCATCTATCACAAGTTTATCCGTCTTTGCTAAAATATACTCATCATCTAATTTAACTGCCATACCATTTTCCAACACTTTATTTATTAATGGCTGTTCATCTCCATCTTCATCAAAAACAGAATATACATAAATCATATTATCCCTATCCTTTCTTATTAAATATTCCATGTAGCTAGTCAGACTCAATCCCTTTTCTTTTGCATTATTTTCTGCAAGCTGTTTCAATTCAGAAGAACATCGAAACCGGATATAATCATCTTTAATCATATTTGTTATCACGCCCCCATCAAATATATGTTATCACGTTTATTATCGGTTGTAAATAAAAAAGAACCATCATTACTGATAGTTCTCTCAACAGCCTGAAACTTAGATTTTATGCCATTGCATACCACTTATCAACTTCACTCATAATTCCTTCAACAGGATTTACATCAATATATTTACTGGCAACTGCCCATTTATAGTAGGCCAATAGTATATAAAATCTATGCTTTACAGTTGTCAGAGTCAGACCAGCACTTTTCATTCTGTGGATGTATTCTTTTAAAGTATCCTGCGAAATGTTATTTAGATCCTGATTACAGTCACTTTCAATTTTATTCAATGCTAACTGATAATCTTTTATAGTATCATCTGATGCTTCTTTTGAACTAATGTAATTCACAAACTCCTTAATCATCTAAAATTTCCTCCCTGTAAACTCAAATTTCATGCTACTTCTCTTTTAAAACATCTATCATCTCATAAAAGTTCAAAGCGCTAGGATGTTTGGGATCTCTTTCATATCCGTCTTCTGTCTTATTCAATAATGCAACAAAATATCTTACTACCGATTCATCATCCATTGCTTTTTGCTTTCCATCATTGGCAAACCTCATTGCTTCTTCTTTCGATTCGCATTCTGTAATTGTATTCTTTGTAGAATAATAAAATTTACATACACACCATTTCATATTGTTATTCATTTTATTTTATCTCCCTTGAATCTATTATTTCAACGTATTTCTTCTGGTATATCACTTTCATTAATCACTTCAGATATAAGTGATAATCTAATGTCTTTTTCTCTTTTTTCTTCTTCCAAGGATGGAATGTAGCGCTCACAAGACCCCATATTTTTGCCATAGTTCTTACATCCTGCCCATCTACACGTTTTGCAATTCTTTATCAATATATACTCACTCTTTTCCTATTAATCTAATAATTCAATCTTTTTTGGTCTTATATGTATGTCCTTGCACTGGTGTATCACATCTCGCACATCAATCATTTCCTGCTATTTTAATATCTGAACAAACTTCTTTTTCTTTGTGTCATACACTTTAACAAAAACGCATTGTTCTTGATTGTCTCCGCGCATATCTGCATCTACAGTACTTATAATTTCTGCTACATGTTCCGGTTCCACATTTTCTGTGAGTGGTTCTTCATTGTAGTCTAACGATTCTCCAGGTTGTGCCATATAGATATTAACATTTTGGGGGTTCTCTTTGTTAATGTGAATATAATAATATAAAACCTTATTGTTTAAGTGTCCCATCGCAATTTTTTCCATATGCTTCTATATTCCTCCCATGAAATAATCCTTTCTTTACCTATTGCCTATCTTTAAATAATGCCTCGAATATCTCAAACGTTTCTGAACTCAAACGTCTAGTAGAGCACAAGCAAGACGACGGTATATTACCATTTTTATCAAAACGCAGTCCTTTTTCTTTGCTTTTAGGATATCCGAATCGCAACTCAGATAAAAGCTCATCTGGTAACTGGCGAGGTTCAATACTAGAGCCTTGTTCTCCCCAAACAGCCCATTCAGAGCAACAGTTGAATGGCCTCTGATGCTCCAAATACGGTTTAAATGGAGTTTGATAATATAGATCCCAATCCACCCCATCAGGAACTAATGCACTACACTGATTTCCCAACTCGCGCACAAGGTAATCATAAGCTCCTTCACGATGCTCTACAGGTAGACGAGCCATTATGTATAAATGTTTATCTATTAGTGTTACTGGAAAGACAACATCCCCTTCTTTGATTGAAACAATCGTTGGCATTCGTAAATGTATACTACCCAAAACCACTTTAATAGGTCCTACATCTCCAGCCCTTTTTATCTCTTCTACTCGATCCTTTGGCCAGTAAACCATATATCCAGGCATATATGCCCTCCTATCAACTATCATTATGCTATTTTCTCTTCACTAAAATATTTCCTCTCAGTAATAATAATACGATTATATTCTTCTTCAGGCATTATGCATGTAGCCCCACTCATTCAGATAATTAACATCTTCCTGCCATTACTCTCAAAAGCTGCTATAATATTATAAACATTCCTGTTCATGACATATTTCACTCCCATTATACAATTTTTCCATCATAAAAGCCACCAGATTTTCATCCAGTGGCCTCTATTGTAACCTACCTCTTTTTCGCCGGAGTCGTATGAATATTATTAGGGACATCGTACCCTCCGTTATTTGTCTTAATATCAATATCTCTCTGTGACATACCATTCGACCGATCAACGCCCATCTGAGTGTAATCCAACCTCTTCCCTGGTGGACACAGCCGATTGTGTGCTTCATGACTTGGAGCCTTTATAACAGCCCATGTTATAGCTATAAGAATAATTGATGCAATCAGTTCCATATTTTGTACCATCCTTTCCTTAAACACTGTTTCAATAACATGTATTATACCAAAATTCAAAGTAAATCACAAACTATTTCCTACTCACAGCCTCTATTACAAGCCTAATCCCATCACTGAATCCAGCGATATATCCTTCCTTCATTCCAGCTACCAACACTTCCATATGCGCTTCCAGAATCTTTGAAAGCACATCCATATCATCTGGTTCAAGCTTATCCATAAATTGTTTGCCCAACTCATAAGCAGCCTGACGCTTCTCCTGATATTCCTCCGACATTCCCATATTGTCCACAGGTCGAAAATCGCCCTCATATATTTCTCGGATCATCTCTTTCTCCTCCTTCATAAGTTGTAATATCACAAACATAAACAGCCTACATTATTGTAAGCTGCCTAGAAACCTATGTTTCATCAGTTTTCATTATCACCCAAATCTTTCATCCCCTTATCAATACAATCCGAATATAATACGTTCAAACTTACACCGTTCATGTTATGACTAAAAAAGCCGTATTTATTTTCCAATGCTATAACACAAAGGAAATTATTTGCCCTTATATCAACATGAACAAAATCGTTCTTTTCATATAATATCGCAACTTTTCTACGGCTTCCATCTGAAAAAATTTTATAAATTTCTAATTCATTATCATATCTATTAAAATATACTCCAAACATACTTTTACCTCTCCCTTATAAACTTGTGTTTTATCCTTTAAATTGCGCATGCATCTCTCCATAGTTTTGGCTAAAATGCAATCTCTTGCATACGCGGCACCTTTATTAAACTCACTCTGCATTAATCGTCCTCCTCCCGGCCTCTGTACCTCTTCTAATTCATCTTCTGATTTCCTCTCCATTTTCGTCATATCTCACCACACCAGGGTGAAGCCTATGTAATTCATTCTCTAACAATTCCTGTGCAAAATCGTTAGCAGTCAAATCTGTCTTACCCTGTGCTGCCTTAACAGAAAACAATCTGTCCGTATCTTCGGTTCCTAACCAAAATTCAAATATCGGCATATCATTTATCTCCTTCCTCTGTAGCTCCTTACCCTCACTTCTGGTTCAACAAAATCAACATCAATATACCGTTTAATAACCTCTAGCATCCATTCCCTGCAATCCGCCGTGTTACAAATCCACTCCCAGTCTTCTTCTTTTTCGTAGTCAAACCCATCCTTGTTCTTTACAATCTCAATGAACTCAGAAAAGAATTCTTGTTCTACCTGACTTCCTCCGTCACCGGAGCTATTCGGAAAGTGCGCCTTACAACCATATAGAAGTGTTGTAAATTCCGGCCTATATACTTTCCCGGCTTTAGATTTACATCTGAGTCTTTCTCCAAGTAACAGGTTATATGCAAAGACGTATTCCTGAATCTGTTTCTGTTTAATCTGAAGCTGCCGATCCGCAATTCGAGGAATCAAGGCAAGCAGCTCTCCGATTCTGTTTGTATCCGTCGCATAGCTCATGATTAGGTTTTCAACAAATTCATGAGCGTTCTCCTGTCGTAACTGTTCTTTGATAATATTTGACTGCTTCAAAGATAACATATACTCAACTCTCCTTTTGTTTACTATTCCATCCGTTTTCAAATTTTGTGCCACTCCAGTCAAACCCATCAATCATATAACAGGAAATCTCAAACAACATGTCCTCTGGCGTCTGTTTGATAAACCAGTCCATATTTACAGTAGTTCTATCATGCTTATATTCGTCAATAAACTTCATTATTTCTTCAACTGTTATATCTTTTCTCTGAATTTTGTAAAAGTCTGGATACCACCTATCAGAAAATCTCCCATTAAAATAGTCAGTTGCATACTGTCCCGTCATCATAGGAACTTTCTGACCGTGACTGTAATAGATTTCTTCAATCCCTTTTAAATCTTCTGTCTTATCAAAATCTAATACATTAATGCTCACATCCTTATAGCTTGAAAAATCACTGGCATACATCATATAGCAATCCTTGTCTGGTTCATCCCAATCCGGCTGTATATCTGCCCCTATTAATGTAGCAGCTCCACATCCGGCACAGATAAGAAGAAGATTTTTATTATCTTCCAATGCTTTTTCAATTTTCTCAGTCGGAATCATATGTATTCTTCCGCATTTACAAATTCTCATGTCATATTTTCTATTCATAATTTTATCCTCACCTTCCCAGCAAACATGTATTTCATGCTCTCTTCAAAACACTTACGGTTTCTTTTGCATATTCTAATGCTCCGAGAATTTCAGAACAAGGGAATTTTGGTTCTTGTCGTTTTCCCATCAAATAGTCCTGTAAATCCTGAATCCGTTCTATTACCTCTTCTGGCTTAAGATTTTTATAGCTCATTTTGTTTCCTCCATCTTTTCTTGATACTATGTAATTCTCCGTTTACATGCCCATTAAATCCTCTGCAACACTCACATTAAATGCTTCCTCAAACCAGTGCCAGATTTCTTCTCTATAGATTAACTTTCAATATTTTTTTCTATTTTTGAATTATTTCCCAACAAGCATACTCACTTCCATCTTTATCCCATATTTCTGTTTTATTCCCCGATTCTCCATAGTCGTAGTTTCTCCCTTTAAAATATTCCTTCACTTCATCTAACTCGTAATCAATCGCTTCTATAGCTTCTTTCTTAGTTAAATAATCTTGAATACTATCGTTGTTTCCCGTACTGTCTGTATATTTTACTTTGTACATATTTCTCTCCTTCTTCGCTCGAAAAGTATATTTTAAACGTGTTTCCAATCGTCAAACACGTCACCGTTACTATCTAAATATGTGTCTGGAGCATCTGAAAATGAATAAACACGTTCTTCCCAGTATTCAATATCAGAATTCAAATAAGTTGCCCAGCATCCCTTCCCTAATCGCGCATATTTCTCGCACATTTCCTCATCTATGTAATGATAATCTCTCCAGTTATCGCATTCTTTTACCGCATTTTCATCACACATTGCAATATAGTCCCCAACGGCCATATCATTGAAAGCCTTCTTTTTGGCATCTTCCCAGGTGTCTGCATTTATTTCATAAACCTGGTTTACGCATTCACCAACTGATTCATGATAAAATTTCATTATAGGTTCCACCTCTCTTTTCTCTATATACTCTTGTTTTCCAATTCAATTATTGCACAGTAAATATATGTCATCATACTAACTCCCTTTCTGAGCAAAAATAAAAGCAACCAGATATATATTCTCTGATTGCCACCACCATCATTGCTAAATTTCTATAATACCTATATTGCTGTGCAATAAGATTACATCTATACCCATTGGGTAGTATCCCTCAGTTACACAAAACTCACTTGCCTTCAAGAGAGCCTCCGCGTGGTTATGGGATTTTAAATGTAAAGGGAGTTTATAGTCTTTTCCCATATTCAAAATAATCAAATAATCTTTCATATTCCGTCGCTTCCTTTCTAAAACCCTTACTCTCAATTAGCACATTGTGTTCCATAATCACAATATGAAAATCTCACAATGCCATTTTCCTTTATGGTAATTAACATGACTGAATATCCTTCATTTTTACTATCTGTCCACTCAGCATAAATAGATAACCCTTTCTCATCATTAACACGTCCCTCACCTTTGAAGTAACAATCATCAATGGCTTGTTCTATTAAACATACCAAGTTGCTGCTCATTGGACTTCTCATTTATGCACCTCCACTCTGTAAACGTGCATTTCCTATTACGACAACTTCTCATTCACAAAGTTTTCTACCGAATCAACAATAAATTGTTTGTTCAAATTTTCTGTGTAATAAGACTTTTGTTTCTCTCTATATTTCTTACCTTTCTTTAATCCAACTTGTGATATTGATAGGAAACCAACATTATCTGTGTCGGTATTAAATTCCAATTCTAAATGAAATTCATTCATATTGCATCTCTCCGTTCTTTAACCGTCTCCTTATTTAATAAAATGATGAAAGACATCATTCGTAGTATTTTCCTGTACAATCTATTAAATCACTTTCATCATCAGCACATGCCAAGTGATATAACTTTTCCGCATTTGTTAAATGTTGTTTTTCATACCACGTTCTATATACTGAAAATGCTGTATATCCAATATCATCAGTGAAACTTAATTCAATTTTTTCTTCCTTACTCATAATTCTTCCCTCGCTTCCTATACCCTGAATGGTACATTTCATTTGTTATAAAATGCTTCACAATATTCAATCAAAGGAACTACATATCTGTTATTTATTAAATCTTGATTAATATGTGCTTTTGTATATTTCCAAGGAGCAACAATTTTAAAATCTCCGTTATTTACATGTCTCAATATCCAATTGAGGTGAAACTTGAACATGGATTCATCTCTAATATCAAGGTTGCCACTATAAATATCTCCAACTACGAAATGTCCCAGCAAATCTTCAAATGCCTTTTTGCAATACAGTTCTATAAACATAATCCATCCTCCAAAAATTTTATAACCTTATATTCTCCCATCAAATCATTGATTCATCTGCTTATTTCCTTTTGACATTTCATAAGATATTCGTCAAATTCCACTCCCACAAATTCATAAAATATTTTCTTTACAGATGGCTTATCTTGACTTTCTTTGTAAATATTGAATATATCTTGAGCGATACCTGAAAGCTCAAAATCATTTGTTTGTAATGCATCTACTAAAATAGTGTCTGCATCAATAATCTGTCCGTATGGTGTATTAACATTAAGTTTTTCTACTTCCTCAATCATTTCTAATGTCCAATCTGTCATGTTATTTCCTCCATTCAATGTGCTACATTATAAACGCTCTCCGGCACACGATAAATCCATGAACCACTTCTTACTAAAAGTGCGTCCATACCGCAATACAGTTTCTTCATTCCATAAATACTTCCAGTCACAGAAAAATTAGGATACTGTGAAAGATTGTATTGCTTCTTCTGTTCTTTGTTCATATATTTTACCCGTGCCACTATGTAACCCCTTTCACTATTTAATTGATAAGTTATTGGAACAATATTCTATGTAGTTTTAAATGATCTTTTATATTCCTTTTAATTAATCTCCAAAATCCTTTATCTGTAAAAGGCATTTGGGAAACATCACAAACCTTCCCACCGTCAAGGTATTCGAGAACCTTTCCATGTTCATCGTTTTTGTATACATCATAATCAATGCACATAGTTCCGTCATAATCCCTTATCGTAATGTCTGTGCTATATCCAAGTGGATAATTTATTAACTGTCCCACAGAATCCATAGATATATCATAGTGACCAGAGGATATTTCTTTTTTTAATTCTCCATATTTTCTATAACATCTAACTGTTTTCATAATCTTCTAACTCCCTTTGTTCTTTATTTAAGCATAATTACAAACCCATACGCTTTTCCATTAAGCTTCCCACCTGCTTCTATTTGATAATAATTATTGGCTTTATATTCTAAAATATCTTTTTTACAAAAAGCCACATCACTTCCGTCAATATCAAAATATTCTTTAAGAGTCTGATATTCAAATTCTTGTGTACTACCCCAAAGACCATAACTATAACACTTCCAATTCTTGTAATAACTCATATTTTGCTCCTGTTTTTCACTAAACTTTGATGCATCCAACGCTTATTAGTCCCATCATAGCCACATAAGTCTTCCCACTATGAAACTTCCCTACTTTATATTTATATTTCTATAAAATAATTATCACCTGTAAGCCCGTCAGGATCTTTGCTCATATCTTTAAACCAAAGATATAATTTGCCGTTCCATTCATACAACCTTTGCTGAAATTCCATTTTGCAGTTTTCATAAGAAATAAGTTCTTCCAGTTTGTCAAAAGCAACTAGAGTTCCCCAACAACTTCCACATGTCTTATCATTAACGCAGAATTTATTTATATCCATTATGTATCTCCTCCATGAAATAGGCTTGAAATGTGAATTTCTTACGCTATGTTTTTAAATTCCCACCCCATTTTATCTTCGATATCATTAACTTCTGACTCCATCCACTTTCTATAAAAATCAATATGTTTCAGAAAAACATGAGTGTCCATATAGTTGCAGTAACATTCAATATCCTCTTCTGGATTTAACTCATCACTATGTAACAATTCCAAGTCAGTAACAAGTTTTATATAATCTTGATCTTCTTCAATTTGTTCCTCTGTCATCAATCCGTACTCAATGCATTCTTTCCTTACTTCTTCTAGCTCCTCTTTTATCCTCTCTTCTATATAATCTTTCTGCAATTCAAATTCTTCTTTTAATTCCATTGCCCCAGTTCTGAACACTTCCCTAAACAGACTATTTATGCTCAAATCTCCATTTTTCATAAGACCGTCCAGAATTTCATCTAAATCATAATTTATGTCTTCAAGAAGTGATAAATCAGCACTACCACAATCTAAAAGTTTTGTCAAAATACATTCTTGCATCGTCATAATATTTGCCTCCATCCTTCAAATGAAATTGCTTTTTGTTAGTTCACCTCAAATGACTCAATCTCTATCGCATATTTTCCACGCAAATCATCCACATAGTAAATATGTTCGTTATCTTCCATACTGCTTATATCAGCATTCCCCAAATCAAAAAAGTACCCTGTATCATCCGATTCAATACAGTCTTTAGAAAACCTCTTAATTGCTTCTTGGAACGTATATCCGCATAGCATTACTTCATCAATACCCCATCTTGCTCTAACTCTGGCTCTATAATACTTATCCATGGTGTTATCTCTCCATTTGATTATAATAATTACTGTATGCATTTCTTATCCTTCAGATATTCCTCAAACTCCGGTGATAATAATTTCCGTAATCATAGTCTCGTTACCTCCTAAACATCATTACAATCTGGCGAGTGATAACAAGCCCAATACCTATCGCAATGCAGACAATAGCAGCCATTCCCGCCGTGTTGTCAATAACTGCAACCACACAACCAAAAACAATCATTAGAGCACCACATGCTCTTTGTTTGAAAAAGCAAATACTTACTCGTTTTTGATTCTTACTTCTCCTGGACCTCTGCAAATCAATAATCTTTTCCGCTTCTGTGAGCGTATATAACGGCTCATAGCAGCTTGTTTTAATCTCCTTTAACATATTCCTTACCCTCCTATGATTTTGCCGATTATGGACACTATAAAAGGCACTACGGTATGTATTCTCCGTAATGCCTTCTAACTGTTCACAAAAAATCACAATTTCTTCGGGTTTAATTTGCCTTTGGTAGCATTTCTCTTAAATCGTATTCTTCTAGTTCAATACCGTTGATGGATACGAATACGGTATAATCGCATATGTAACACTTTTCTTCCCGCTCTTGTTCCTCCGTTGTATCCAAAATATTACAATCGGCGTCTTCTATTTGGCTCCAAGAAACTCTATTATCTATAATAGATAAATCGGATTCTTTGAAGTCTGAATAATTGCATTTATTGATATATGCAAGTAACAGCTCACCAATTCTATTAATAGCATGAATATCTACATCAAAGTTCCCATTATAATATTCCATACCGGAGTACTGACAAAATTTCCCCTCTCCTTCTTTAGTCCACTCGTTAACCATTTTGATTCCGCCTTGAATAGTCACTTTGAAATTGTTCTGAAACTTTGCTATATTTAACATAATTTTATCCTCCAATTTTCCGTATTATAAAAGGAAGGCTGCTAAACCTTCCTTCAGTTATTCGATATTCTGTTATGTATTATGATAACCCTTCGGTTTTTCCCCTCTGCTTACAAGTTCCTGCCTTAATGCCTCTACAGATATACATCCCGGCACAGGCTGACCAACACTGACAGCCGACCATATATAATTTTTGATTGTTTCCGTGCTCCATTCTTTAATTTTATCTAATTCCCATTGATAGACCATTTTTTTACTCCTCTGGAAATCTACCTTTCATTCTCTTTCAATGACCATCTGATTATATACTCTGATCTTTGAATTATCAGGATATTGTAAAATATCCTCAATCTGTTCTTCCGTTCCTAATGGTGGCATAATATAAAATCTATTTAATCCAATATTATCTCTAAAATAAAACCTTTTCCTTGATAGTTCCTTATCTCCATCAAACTCAGCAATGATAACCATTTGATAAGGAATTTTTCCATCATAAGACAAGCCTTCATAATCAACATTGTATTTCCCTATCTCTTTCATTCCATACATAATACTATCCTCCCTATTTGCTCCCATATAGTCCAGACAGTGACTTATAGTTTTTATCACTTGTCCATGGTAACTGTGCAGCGTTTCCACCTCTGACAATCTCCGTTGTGCCGTCCTCATAGAAAATTTTGCCAACCTTGTTCCCGTTCTGGTCCATAGCGCTATTCCACTTCTTAACGGGTTTCCCGTTCCATTCTTTCATATATGTACCGCCTTTCTTTTCGTATTTATACGGTTGTATGCCATTGTAAACCACGCTTATTGTATAAAGGAATCCAGTGTGCTTCATAAAAATCATATCCGGCACCATCTATTCCGAAGAAGTAGCCAAATTCATCTGATTCATAAATCCTAAAGCCACAATCGGCCATTTCATTAAGATGATTTTCAAGCCACCAATTATCACAAGAATCGGAAAACTGCCACATTGTCCCCCACATAGGAAAGTAATCATCTTCTTCTCTGCTTAAATCTTCTTTTAATTCCTCAACTTTTTCTCCATTGTCAAGTTCAATAACTGCAATTTCTTCCCTATCTTCATTTTCTTTTATCTCTTTTATATAACCCATCTCCTGATTTTTATTACTCCATACTCTACAACCTTTTGAAATAGGGGTAATTTCTCTCCAACCATCAACGTCTATATTAAATAGTTTTGTTATCATTTCCAAAGGAAAAGCATTAAAAGTTCCAACCCATTCTCTACTTGCTTCTAAAATTGTTGTAATTTCTCTTGTCATAATCTCCACCGTTTTAACCTTTCTTATTCTTCAATTTTTTCTCTGTGCTTTTCCATCTTAATAGGGTAATTGCAGTTTTCCCTATATTCTTTCAAGCTTCGCTTTGCGTCTTCTCTTGTGTATTCGGAATTTTCAACTTCCCATCCATAGCCACAATTACCTAATATGTCCCATCTATCAACTGTTTTCCTTTTATAAGCCATAGTCTCACCTTGTTCCCTTTCGTTATATGTATTCTCTATTTCATTCCACTAAAAAAGAGATATTCCCAAAGAAATACCTCTTTTAATCTCCCATAATATCATGGGCAAGTCTGACTACATAACCTCTGGCCAATATCAATAATGCTGTTACAAAATCCATTATGTATCTCTCCCATAAGCAAATGAGCATATACACTGTGACGTGTATATGCCCTAATTATCGTTCCCAGTACCATCCTGCGCCATCCTCTGTATAGAGCATTAGCCCCGTATCTGTGACTCTAAAGTCTGTCACATTGGACATATTGAGATAATTAGATTTGTGCATTAAAATAGACGCTGTAATGAGCGCCGTAATTGCTGCCGTGATTAAAATTGTAGTTATAGTTTTCATTTCTCCCACCCTTCCTTGCGTATATATTCTATAATGGGACCTCAAATTGTGTACCCTTTACGCCCAAATAAAAGCCATAGTCACAGACTAATCCCAGGATGTAGTACGGATGATATTTGTCTATGGATTCCCTCACTATAGTTTTCCGTATGTCCTCTAAAACAGCTTTATCTGGCTGATATCCTTGTTTTAATAGGCCATTGATAACTTTGTGCTCAATTTGTCTATCTTTCATATAGTGCCCCTTTATTCAATGACTGTGAAATTTTCTGCTAAAAAGTCATCATAGGATTGATGAAACCACGACTGCGCACTGAACCATGCATATTGTTTTTTAGGTACTGATTCATCAACTATTCTGTCATATTCAGGGTCATAAAACTTTCTTTCCATTTGTTATTCTTCCTCTCTGGTGTTACAAATGTGATATTTCATTGATTTTATAGTTTAATTACCGCACTTACATGATTTTTTTCATCTTCATTATTTCCAATTTCAAAATTCATTGGAATTTCGTATTTAATTGATATACATTCTCTCGCATCAAATGAATTATTAGCCGTTACTATTGTTTCAAAAAGTTCTCCATTTTTCATAAATGATACTAAATATTTTTTCATGCTTGCCTCCCTTGAAATATTGATTTAGAACTATAAGACCGGATATGTAGTGAATTCTAATGCCCAATGAGGTGCAATCCACTTCCAATTCCGCTGACGGCAATAGTTTAGACATTCACTCCAGGTTCCGGAATATACTTCCAGTTCTGAACCATCCCGCACTGCACACGGCTTATACCTCCATCCACTGAAACATTTCAACCGGTGCCGTGATTGTACCGCCTGCACATTCTGCTACTATTAAGATATCCATACCTTTAAAGATCAGATCCTTTACTGTACACATGATTGCATGATCAAGATCCTTGTAACCATAAATTACTTTTGTACCATTCATTGTGTTCCCTCCACTTCTTATCGTTGATATTCTCTTTATCACTTATCCATGCAAACAAGTTGATTGTATTCTTTGCATGGTAAATAATAAAAAGCAGTCGTGATTGACTACCTGTAATATGTAAGTTTTTCGTCTTTCGTCTGCCGTTCATTCTCTACGGCTGTTTAGACTTTAACATTAGCTTTTGTCCACAATGGTTTACTTTCCTATTATGATATGGTATCACATCCCCATTTTCACCCGCTCCATCCTCTAGCGCGCTAATTATTGAAAAGACTACGATATTATCCATATGATAGAAAAAGTCTATCATCACGGTTACAGCTTACCACGGCCACACCGTTGGACTATTTACTTTAAATAATCCAAAACTTTTATATGTAGTTGTCTATCCCTTATTGGGTAGTCCGATTTTTGCGTTGGTTATTCGCGTAACATCTGATAATATTTAACTGATTACCTAATATCGTCCCGGATGTCACCAGCGTGTTTCGGCTAACACGGATAGCAGTTTTACGGCGCTTATCTCGTTCCGTTTTCTCTATTTAGAGAATGTGTTAAATAATCAACTATGATTTCTTTAACCTCTTGTACAGTCTCTAAAACCTGTCTTGTTTGCCATGTGATAGGCACACCACCATATCACACATTATTAGTTCTCTTTTTTTTGAGCGACTTTAATACACGTTCCGTAGTCAAAAATACAGAATGAGAAAATGCGCTCAATTTGTTTTAGGGAATTTTTCTGTCAGAATTGACAGAATCGTTGAAATGTGATATCCTCAAATTGCGAATGAGAGGTTCACATATCAATGTGTTCCCGTGAATTGGGTGGAGTTAGTAGCTCCGCCCCTTTTCTATTGTAAGAGGTACTTTCCGCCCCCTCTCTATAAGGTTTCACGTTACGACACTTTCGGAACTTCCCCTACTCGATTGTCCGAATTACCTTATGGGCAGGTATTAAGATCACTAGCTATCGTTTTGACCTATACGCTGCTACTTACTTAGATAGCAGTATCTGTCCTACGATTTTTTATAGTACGTTGTAGTTACGTCTATTGTCACCGTTTGTTACGGCGAATGGAATTGGGAAACTGAATTCCCCACGGCTACACCGTCAATTCCTCTGTCATTATGCAATGTCTAAATGCTCTTTGATTTTCTTAATTTCCATGCGGAGATTGATTAATTCAAGTTCCATGCTTTCGCGTTTCTTTTCCATCTGAAGGGCTTCATCAAGACGCTGTTTAAGGAAATCATGACCCTCACCGATAATGTCGATTTTCTTGCTAATCTCGTTTTCAACGGTTAATTCAATGCGAGTAGTTCTTTCCTCAATCCTTGTAGTACGTTCATTTACTTCCTTTAATCCCTGTCCTAATTCGTCCAGTTTTTCAAGAATGAGTTTTTCTGTTTCTGTCATGCTGTTTTCTCCTTTCCTTAACTCTTGAATCAAGTATAACGCTATGCCGATAGAATGTCAAGTGTTTTATTGCGTTTTTGTAAACTATTTTATTTCGTCCATTTTTGCTGTTACAGTATAATGCAATACATTTAATATACGATTTGCATCGTCAATTGAAAAAGATTGCTTTTTTAACAGGTTATCAAGTCCTTGCCTTGATAGTCCTATCTTTTGAGCTAGTGCAGTCTTTTTAATACCAGAGTCTTTTATTATCTTATTTACTACCTGCAAGAGCTCTTGATTAGTACGTATATCTGTCATATATCATATACCTGCCTTATTATAATAAGGAAATTATATCACACCTCCCACCTACTTGACAACGTATGTACTCCAATTAAAAAGAGTGTAAACCCCTTAATAATTCAATAGGCTTTACACTCTGTATGGTTATTTTAAATCGTTTACTTTCTTTTCCAATTCATTAACCTTGGATGATAGATCCATCAAACGGACGATGCAGTTAATTTCACGCTCAGTCTGTGATATTAACTTATATAAACATTGGATGTCGTCCTTTATTGGCTGTAATTTTGTTTCTAACATGTCTGATAGAGCAAGTAATAACTCATTGTCTGTCACAAAATCCCTCCCACTATGCTATCCGATTCTTTAATTCAGCCATTTCCTTTTCGAGTTTCTCTACCTTACTAGTAAGGATATTAACTTGGATCTCATATATTGCCGTCTTATCAGATACTTTAATGGCTTGATTTAGCTTGTCAATCAAGTTTCCATGGTTTTCAGCCAGTAGCTTAATGTTTTTATTGGTTTCGTTTTCAAGCGTTATCTCGATACCAGTCACGCGCTGTTTTAACTCTTGCATGTCGCTGTATATCGCTTGTAATAACTCGCTGTCTGTCATTGTCTCACCACCTTCCCACGTTGTCGGGTTGATATGGATTGATTATACCATGTTGGGAGTGTAAAGTCTATTCAATTATCAAGGTGCGTTGGACTGTTGTCCAAATGGCCTACAAGGTTATGAGCCTTGATGGTGCGGACTGTATAGGCCGTTGGATTTTAAAATTCATCAGATTCTAATAAATACCTTTGGTACTTTTCTTGGTAGTCATCATCAATTTTTTTAATCCTTGCTTTTTCTTGCTCTAGCTCTTCAAGTGAATCAGCTACAATATAAGTCATTGTTTCACCGTCAAAACGGGAAATACATAAGTCGGTGTCTTTAGGTAGTGCATAAGTCCTTGTTATCATATTTGATTTACCTTTCGCCTTTTACCTTTATTATGTTGTAGGGCTTGTTGCCCTGTCCCTTGGGACACTTATAATATAGCATACTTGTATTGTTATTACAATACTTTTCTTGCGAAAATAGTGCACAAATTATGCTATAATATTTTTGTAAAAATCAACAATGTTTTGTCATTGCAATACAATGTGTGGATATGTTATACTATAATACTACCCATTTGGAGGATAGAATGAAACTAGAATACAGTGGCAATGTTAATGATATTATGAAACAAATTAAACACATAATGATTGACAAAGGATTGCGCCAAAAAGATATTTGCAATATTACAGGATGGTCACGTCAGACAGTTAGTAATTTATTAGCTGGTAGGACTCCTAATCCTGGAATCAATATTATATACACATTATGTAAGGCTATTGGATGTAACCTATATATTGATATTGACTGATAGCGTAAAATGGATTGTGGGCCGTTGTGGTGCGCTATATGGGCATATGTGATTAGATTGTGGACATTATAATGTAGGGATAGGATTTTGTAATGGAGCCAGGAACGATGTGACACATTGTGAGACGTTTTAAGGCTGGTTTGTGATGTGGGTGGATAGTCGTTAGAGTGTGGATGTTAAATGGCTAGGATTTGATTGTGGTACGTTGTGTGGGGTATTGGATTGTAGATTGATTGGGTGTGTATTGATGTAGGTGTAACATATCCAGGAACGACTGGCATGGTTGATAGTGATAGATTTTGAAGTATTGACCATGCCAGTTATGTTGTCGAAACAGCGTTGTGTCGAACTTGTTTAAACATGTTATTGTCAGACAATTTCAGCCTTGTTTAAACAAGTATACAGTTCGATATATTTTGTTGTTTTTACAACGCAATATTTATAGTAATCAATACTATATCACATAGTTGGAAATCATTTACAATGCGTACTAATAACAAAAGTACGCATTTTTGATTTTGCCCTTATTTATCAAGGGTTTTTGCTGTCTATACCATAGGTGGGGGTATGTTTACATTTCCCAGTTAATCCCATTTTCACCAAATGCCCCTATCTGTTCCACCCACACATAACCTTAAAATTTTCACTTTCCGGCACCCAAAACACCCCTTATAATTGTACCAAGCATCCACACAATTCTTAAAATCTCTCAAAACAAGTTCGGTATCGAGTTCGGTAAAACAACGCATTTACAACGAAAACTAAATTTTCAGATAATTTATTTTCGCCCCAAAATACTGCAAAATCACTCTCCTCCCCCCCCTAAAACTCCCTATAAATCAAGCACTTTCCCGAACTCGACCTTTATATAAGGAAATAACACCTCTCACTCATCCTAAATCACACCACAAAATCTCAAAAATCCCTTGTATTTCAATGAAATCTCCTCACTTCCGAATCTCCTCACCGAACTTATCGTTTTCATGTACACAAATACATGCTATAATTAGTCAAAGTTTGGGTATCAAACAGATATATTTATTGAGGTGAATAAAATTGGATGAAAGATTAGCACATATTCGAGCGAATGAGAAAATGTCACATGTTGCGATATATACTAATGAAAAACTATATCAATCAAACACTTGGTTACGTAAACCCATAAAAACAGTACAGGATATATGCCCTTTATTTAACGGATACGATAAGCTTCAAGTATTGGACTTGGGGTGTGGTATTGGTCGTAACTGTATTTACATTGCGGAAAAATATAAAAACATAAATTGTACTGTAGAATGTGTTGATTTATTGGAAGTTGCAATTGAAAAACTCCGTCAAAACGCTAAAGAACATAATGTGAGTTCACACATTATTGGAATTGTAAAATCTATTGAAGAATATGATATTAGTGTTAATGCCTTTGATTTTATTATGGCAATATCTGCATTAGAACATATTGACACTGAACAATCATTTATTAAAAAATTGTTTGAAATCAAAAATGGATTGCGAAAAGATGGTATTGTCTGTTTAGTAATAAATTCTGATATTAAAGAAATAAATTTAGATACACAAGAAAACTTAGACGCACAATTTGAAGTAAACCTTTCAACTGAAAAAATACAGGAATATTTAAATGATATTTTTAGTGGATGGAATATATTAAAGTATTCTGTTAGCAAACAAGAATATGATATTCCACGGGATTCAATAATTAGTCATCTGTATACAAAGGTAGTTACTTATGTAGCAAGAAAATGCAAATAACATCAGGCTTTTGTATGTCAAAAAGGGGAGCATCCCTACTCCCCTACCTGGCACTCCATCGGCAGCTTATCATCTCTTATTCCCTTCAGAACCGCTTGCCGACGCTCTATTGACTCATCTGGCATATACTCTACAATGCAAACTAACTCAGGCGCTAACCACACCGCTTTTTCGTTACCTGGAGGTGTATGTTCAAACGGCGAATGGTTGATTATACTGTATTTGTATTCATTAAGCTTCCTCAGACTTGCACCAAGAGTAATATGCCCCTTATAAACTAATTCACTGCCATCATACTGGCCTATAACAAAGCTGGTCATATTATTTGGTTTTAGAATATATCCACACAGCACAAAATCCTCATCGGTCATAACCTTGATTTTAACCCAGTCCCGTGTTTCTTTACCAAACCAGTATAAACTATCCTTCTTTTTGGCAACAATACCCTCTAAATGTTGCTGCTCTGCCAGTTCAAAAAGTTTTATGCCATGTTCTTCAATATATCTGCTATATGCAATCTTACTACTCTCTTCAGCAAAACATTCTTCCAACAATTTCTTACGTTCTATAAGCGGTTTATTAACAACTACATCCCCATCAAAATATATGACATCAAAGGCAACAAATATAGCAGGATTCATTTTAGACGCCAACTCTATCTTAAATGGATCATTCAGTATAGACCTACGTTGCAAAATACTAAAAACAGGAACACCATTCACTATAACGGCCAGCTCTCCATCAAGGATGCATTTATGCTTAATATTTTTGTAGATATCCTTTAATTCCTGGAATCTTGGAAGTAATTTAAAATCCCTCTTATTACGAAAATCCACACTACTATCATTAAAATATGCTATGCAGCGCATCCCATCCAGCTTCAGTTCATAGATATAATCATCTGAGTCAAACGGATCTACCATCTCTGCAATCAGCATTGGTTTGATACCCTTTTTATCAAATATATCCATTATGCTGTACCAACTTTACCATTTTGCAGCATTTCTATTACCTGCTTCATAGCCTCCATAGGATCTATCATTTCATGGGTTACATTATCTGTAGCCACAATCTCTTTACCATTAATCTTAGCTGTTATGGCCTCTCGCAGCCGTTGCTGATATTCATCATGGTATGCTGATATATCAAATTTCTTCTCCAGAGATTTAACCATCAGCTTTGCCAAATCCAATTCTTCCTTCTTTATCTCTACTTTTGGTATTGGCTTTGGTAACTCCTGAATTTCTTCTTTGTAAAATAATATCTTGGCAATAATACATTCCTTAGTAGGATACAATACCAAGAGTTCCTGCTTAGTACCTAACACAGTCTTGGCGACCGCTACCAGTTTCAGGCTCAGCAATGCCTGGCGAAACAGTTCATATGATTTCTCTGCACCTGGCTCCGGAATCATATAGTAGTTCTTGTCAAAGTAGATGCTATCAATCTCAGACATCTTGGCCGTATGATCTATATGGACTGTCCTATCTTTTTCAGTCTTCAGCTTATCCAATTCATCCTGAGTGAATACCACATAACGCCCTTTCTCGTACTCATACCCCTTAATGATATCATCGTTAGACTTTATCTCCTTATTACAAGATGGGCAATATTTCTTATATTTAATCCGTTCATGAGAGTCCTTGCAAAGTTGATTAAACGAAATACTAATATCCCTGGTTGTCTTGTATAAATCGGACGGAATATATAACACACCCACAGATATAGCACTTTTCTGAGCTACCGCCATTTTCATCACCTTCCTTTGTGATTAGTATGTGTGGTATTTGTAAAACGTAATTTATGAATTATCTGGAAAGTGAAGTTTTGGATGGAGAATAACTATATATCACTTAAATCAAAAGAAAGGAAGCTATAAGCATGACCAAAACACAAGTAATACCACAAAAATTTGTATTTGATGAGGAAGGAATGACTTTACGTAATAATAAACCAGAGAATGAAATTGAATTCCCTGGCCTTAAGGTAACTGTTGAAATCGATGCCTACAAGACAGACAAACATGTTCTTAAAGAGAAATTGGAATCTATTTTTCAAGAAACCCTTGGATATTTTGATTAAAATAGGAGGAATTGTAATGCAAAAAACCGATATTTATGATATAATTATACAAAACCTTACAAAAGAGTGGGAAAATTCTATGAACAATCAACTATCTATAGAAAAGTGGGAAACACCTAAATATTCAAAAAAAGAAATTAATAACGCTGGCAAGACCATCGCTATCCCCACAATTGAACCAGAGGAACGTTATGCTGCATTGGAAATAGTAAATAACTGGCGTTCTGCACATGCGTACCCTCTACAAGTTATAGCAAGTAATCTTAGATTACGTAATCCTAATGCTATTGTTGTCCAACGGCTTAAACGGCTAGAATCAATTATTGGGAAACTTGAGAGATTTCCCGATATGAATTTATATCGAATGCAAGATTTGGGTGGTTGTAGAGTTATTGTTGACACCATAGAACAGGTATACGATGCACTGAATAAATACAAATCTTCTCGAATACGTCATATAATCAAGCGAGAGGATGACTATATTCAATCCCCTAAGAAATCAGGGTATAGGTCTTATCATATTGTTTATCAGTTCCATAGCGACACAAAAGAGACTTATAATAAAAATATGTTTATTGAAATACAGTTCCGCACAAAACTCCAACATACATGGGCAACGGCTGTAGAAATGATGGGGATTTATACAAAATCACAGTTAAAGGCCAGTCTTGGAGATGAAGATATATTAAGGTTTTTCGTTCTTGTATCTTCCGTATTTGCAAAAATGGAGGGAACCCCTATAGCTCCAAATACCATTGATGATTTTAACACACTCATATCTGAAATCAGAGAAATAGATAAAAGGCTATATATCGTATCAAGATTGAGTGCTTTATCTGTAGCAATAAATCATGTAAATGAAAACACTAAAATTAAAAAAAATGGATATTATGTTTTACAGCTAAATTATAAGAAAAAATTATTAAAAATAAATTCATTTCTCAAGTCGCAAGTTGAACTTGCAACTAATGTGTATAACAAAATCGAAGAAATCAATAATCCAAATTTAGATGTTGTACTTGTGTCGGCAACATCCTTTGATACATTAAAAGCAGCATATCCTAATTATTTTACTGATATTTCAGGTTTCGTAGATATGATGCGAAGAATATTAGCTTAAAAACATTAATCAAGACAGGTAAATTATATACCTGTCTTTTTTGTTGCTTAAAACAGATAAATTTATTCATTAAACGGAGAATTATATATTAGCTACCATCAGAAAATTATCAGGAGGAAATATTATATGAATACAAACACAGCTTTACAGGTAACAAACTTTGATTTTTATGGGGATTCCCTCATTGCCATCCGCGATAATGCGACTGGTGAGATTTATACGGCCATTAATTATGTTTTAAGAGGTATTGGGTTTACTGAACTTCAGATTAAGCACCTTCGTAAAAAATGGAGTAAAGATTCTATAGTGGCTGGTGGGGTACAAAATTTTATCACTCACGATGACCTTGGACGGCTTCAGGATTCTTTTTGTATATCCATACGAAAGCTTCCACTTGCTTTAGCCAAAATAAACATTACACCGAAGATGAAACGGGAACAACCAGAACTTACATCAAAATTAGAATTGTATCAGGATAAATGTGCTGATGTATTGGCATCAGTATTTCTTGACAATAAATCGGCGTCAGATATAAACCTTCAGCCCTTAATTGATGCTATCACTACCCTCTCATCATCAATTGTAATTATGCAACAAGATATTGTGTCAATTAAACAGAATCAGGAAAATATTCAAAAGCAGATACCAAAGAAACGATATTCCTTCTGGTCCACAAAGATGTTTCCAAAATATCAGCTATTAAAGGATTATTTCGGCATAGCAGAGAACAAAAATTTGTACAAGGAGTTATATAGGGAATTTCACAATATGTATCCGGATATAGAACTTAACCAGGTCGTAGATGATTATTGCTATGAAAATAAATTAGAGAGTTGCTACACCTTAGACGCCATAGAGCATGACAAAACGGTACGAGTTCTATTTGAGGCAATGGTTGATGGACTTTTAGAGAAATACGAATTGATATCCACTTCCGGTCCAGTAAAACAGAAAACAATTTTTGATGATGGAGTAGAGAATATATTAGTAACCCACCAGAAAGGAACCGTAATCAATGAATAACAATTTATATCTCAGCACAGTGTACAACCATACATACAACGAAATCTACAGACGATATCAACTTTTATCTGATCAGGTTCTAATTGATAACTGGAGATATCATCAACACCAGGCACAACGCAAGGATGATTATGACTGGATTGCATTTTCAGTTTGTGAGGATTTGCTTAGGCAAAGAGGGAATACATATTTAGATGATGTTTACCCAAAAGATTAGGAGGAATACATATTATGAAATTATTCGTTAGAGGACCAGAACAGACAAATTACCGCCGGCAATTAAACAGTTACCCATTTATATCTATATCATCTATAAAACCAGGTGATACGTTGTACGGCTTAAATGTTGATTACTATGTAGACAAAGTAGAATATAGCAAATCTGATTTAGCTGTATATGCCACTAAGACACAGATATTTTAGAAAGGATGAACTGACTATGGCACAGGATAGAATCACACTATGTAAATTTTACATATGTAAAGGCGAATGTTCTAAAGGTAGAGACTCGGACCACAATGGCTATTGTCAGAAGTGTAATAAGTATGAACCAAGATGTAAGGTGAAGATAATTAACAGGAAAAAGGAAAAATTAGAGAAGATACGATTGAGGGAATGGTAAATGAATGTAGCAAGAGTAATGAATTGGAACGATAGTGAAAATTCATTACGATAGTAGTCTTAATTTAATATATACAGTCTTAATTTATAAAAGGACTTCCTAAATTGCACACTGTGGCGTGATATACTTTTGGTTTTTTAGTCAAAGTATATCACACTGTAGCGTGATATATCTTCAATTTATGATTATGGGAAAGTAGGTGAAATTATAGAAGGTGATAATAATATATTAGAACCACATGCTCCAACGCATATAGTAAAAATACCAAAAGATATAATATTGCAATCTTCTTTGCCAGCGCATAGAATATCAGTTTTATTTTATATGCATTACAATCAGACCTGGGATGGATATATAAACTACTCTCCTATCCATATGATTAAATGGTCTGGATATAAACCCAATTGGCACAGAGGAACTCAAAATAACATCTATACAAAGTTTAAAGATTGTATGCAATGGTTTTATGATAATAATTATATTTGCAATTTTGACAAAGAATTGTTCATACAAAATACGCTCCAATCTTCCTTACTAAATTTTGAGAAGTTGTTACCTAATACAAATTTTGGTGTTGTATATGATTTTGAATTAAATGCAATTATGAATTATGTATCTTCGTACAAGCCGCTTAATAAAAGTATATTGCTTTTAGTTTTATCATATGTACGAGCTTTTACATGGTATAGGGCTTTTCAGTTGACAGGTCATTCAGAATCTTCTAAAAAAAGCAAACCAGAAATTTTTCATTCGCAGTTTACAGTAATGTCAAATTTTATAGGTGTTAACGAAAAATTGATTTCTAAAGCTACTTCTATTTTGGATGAGTTAGGAATCATAAAAACATATCGGATGCCCAACTATCAAGACCATGAAGGAACTTGGCATACTGATGATATTATCTACGTCTCTCCCTATAAAATTATTTCTGTAAATAAAAAAATGATAGTTTGTAGTAAAGATGATTATGACTACAAAAAAGAACTTCAAAACGGAATTAGTTATCTTCGAGAAGCAAAATATACAAGTAAAAAGTTTTATCAAGACTAAAACAATTTATAGGAGTTTATATGAAATTTGAAAATGGAAGACATCTTGAAAATTACTTATTAAAGATATTAACGAACAACAATAACATACTGAATGATGATGAAATATCTCATATCAGGAACCTTCATAAGATTTATACCTTTTTGTCAAATATACCAAATATCGAATCTATTATTAAATGGGATGGATATTATCCTTGGGTTATTTTTGCTCAAAATGACAACTATAATAGACTTATTCAAATAGCAATCGAAGGAAATAAGAGTATATTGTTATTTGAATCTGGTGAACAGTCAATTTCTTTTTGCGATGTATTCGAAAAATTCCAACTTGGAATTGAATATAAATCTTCTTACATTAGATCGAAACCGAAATCAAATGATGTTTATTATCCAAAACATCTTCATGTTGTAACTTATAATACTGAATTTAAAAAAAGAATTGTAAGAGCTTATTCAAAACCTATAATACCTCACGATAAAAACATTGGAGTTTATTTCATTTATGGTGAATATGGAGAATTAGTCTATATTGGGAAAAGTAATGTTAATCTTCTTAATAGAGCTTGCGAATCAGCCAGGCAACGTACAAACGGAAAATTTTCAAAAATAGAATTACGTCCGATGAAAACACTAGCCGACGTAAACATTTATGAACTTTATTATATTGCAATGTATCATCCAATCTATAATATCGACTCATGTCCAGATGATTTTCCTACCTTTTCTTTACCAGAGGTTTTACCTGAATATGAATTACATCTATTAAGAGAGGAAACTTTTGATGTAGAGCATATTTATCCGAATATAGTTCAAATTCAATCTAAAGAATATTGGAAGTCACCTAAAGATCATTATTTAGCATTAAATTTCAATAGAGACAAGTTTATAAAATCTGTTTCAATGATTTTATGGAAAAAATTCAGGAATTCCAAAAAAATGGATATATTGTATTTGACTGTAAACAAAGTGATGATAATACATATGGTTGTGTTTTACATCAAATTTAAGGTAACATGGTGCACCGAAGATTATTGTATCAATTAATACTAATTTTGTTAAGACTGAACATACGGTCTTTTATAATTCAGGGATGGAATGGCACTTTACCGTTGCGCCAAATTCGACACCACGGAAAAAATAATAGGAAAATGAGGAATAAAGAATTATGTACAACTTAAAAATCAATCCAGAACTAAGGGATTTTATACCACCACTCTCCGGAGAGGAAAAGAAGTCTCTTGAAGATAGTCTACTTAAATATGGGTATAAGGGTGCACCTATTTATACCTGGCATAATTACATAGTAGATGGTCATAACCGTTATAACCTTTGCATGAAACATAATATAGAATTTCCAGTTGAAGAACTGGATCTTGGAGACGAGGCAACTATTATTGATGTCATGGAGTGGATGATTAATACACAACTTGGCAGGCGTAATCTCCCGCCCCAACAAAGAATTGCCGTTGTTAAGAAGTTTGAGAAGAAAATACGGGAACAAGCAAAGGTTACTCAAGGAACAAGAACAGACTTAACTTCTTCTCCAAATGGAGAAGAAGTTAAAAACACTCGTACTGACAAAGAACTTGCTAAACTCGCAAATGTAGGCACTGGAACCATTGCACGTTTCAATAGAGTCATGTCATCTGACGATGAAGAATTGAAAAAGAAATTGCTTGCTGGTGAAGTAAAAATAAATACGGCTTATGAAAAAATCAGAGAAAAAGAAAAACCAAAAGAGAATGTAACTACTGAACCACTCCAAACTATACCAAAGACATATCAAGAAGCTGCCCAGTTGTTTGGCGGGTTACAACAGGGTCATCTTCCAAATAGGAAAAATGCAGAGACAAACGATAATTTTACCGATGAACAATTATTAAATGCGCTCATCTCCAGCAAAACACCTGTTAATGTATTAGACTCCATTGTTCCACAACAGGAGTTTGATATTATGACTAGCACTCTATTAGAAAATGTTGCTTCATGTGATTACCGTATTTTTGATTTACATGAAGTCTATAAAAAAATGGAGAATGAAGATATAGATTATGCTATTACAAAATTTGATAGTGTAATTGAAGCCATCATGAAGTTAGAAGAAAAGATCAAAGAATTTGTAAAGGAGACAAAATAATATGAAGAAAAATAAGAATGGATTAATTGTACCAGATAGCACAGAGGCATTGCCATGCAAAATTTTACACGCAAAGTTAGATTGCCAGAAAACACCAAAAGAGACGGATGTAAGAGAACTCGCATCAAACTGGGAGGATAAGTTATGCGATCCAATTCATGTTAGTTATAGAGATGGGCAATATGGAATTGTTGAAGGACAAAAAAGAAAACTTGCTAAGATGATGATTGATTCTGACGGAACTCTTGTATGCCACATTTACAGAGGTCTTACCCAAGAAGAAGAATACCAGTTATTTTCTCAACTAAATAATGGTAAGCGTACATATGGGTCAAACGAAGACTACGAAGCACGTTCAAAATTTGATCCTAAATGGAAGTATGTCATTGAATGTGTGGCTCAGGCTGGCTTTTCGATTGTTTATTCTGGTGGTGCAAGAGAAAAAACTTTTGGTTGTGCTGCTACATTAGAAGAAATTTATGATGGCATGGGAGATATTGATTTTATTGAAATGATTAAACTGTTAGCGAATGTATGCGAAGGAACAAAATTCTCTTTACAAGCCACATTCTTTAAAGGATTTGCGAAGTTCTACTCTATTTACAAAACTTCCATTATTGATAAAGAATTCAAAAAAATGTTCATTGATAAAAGTACCAAGAAAATTATCAAAAAGGCCTTTATTAATGTATCTGAAAAGGCAAAAACATATACACAGACTAAGAATGTCGGAGTAAAAACTGCTTTTGGGATATTAATGCTTTATAACGAATACTGTTCTAAGAAAAACAGATTATCTTTTGGCGCATTTGATTCCCTTGACAAATAGGCGAGGTGAGCCGCCTTGCCTATTTATGTAAAGATACCACGAGAAATAATATATGACAAAAACCTTGGAGATAAACGGGTGATTATCTTTTCATACTTATGCGCAAGACGCGCCTTGGACGATACAGTGGCCTTCTCTATCACGGAGCTGTGCCACTGGTCAAAACTCAAGCCTAACTATAGGGATGGAAAGATAAATCAAAAATACTATGAAGTTTTATTACATCTCTCCCACTATAGATATTTTGTAGAATGTCCGGATTTTGAGAGTTGCCTTCATGAGTCTACCAATTCAGTAAAATACCAGCAAGTAAAACTGAATATAGAAAAGTTTGATATCCCGGACAATTTCGGAATCATCTACTTTGATGAACTACAAAGAATTTTAGATTTCAAAGGAGAATTAAAGGATAGTGGCATTGACTTTGTCAGGATGTCGTCGGCATACATATTGTTGCTCCTCTCCTATCTCCGTGTGAACATGAACCGTAATCCGAATAAACCTCTATGCTGCTTTCGACATTATCAAAAGATTGCTGAAGACACTGGTTTATCAGAAAGATATATTGGCCGGATCGTAGAAATACTGGATGCTATGAATATTATTAAATTCCACAAAATGAAGCGCGCCAGGTTTAAAGACACAAATAATGATGTCAAATTCAATACTACACCAAAAATATTTGTCGATTATAGGCATTATATCAAGGATACTAATGGAGTTTCTATTATTGATACTAAGTATGATTACAATACTGAAATTAGCAAACAGATAGAACATATGAAAAAAGAGAATATTACTTTTAGTAACTAACCAATCACACCACAAAAGGAGTGAGGATTATGATCACAAATAATTTAACAGTAAGGAGAACACGATTATTAGATGAAAAGCATATATACCCCAATCGACCATAGTACATATGGAGGAGAAATTACAACCTGGAGTTTTGACGGACACTCAACATTAGTAGAAATCGCAGATAAAATTGCAAAGGACATACGATTCGACCATCAATGTAAAAGGAATAGAGAATTAGCAGAAAACAGAAAGAGGTAATAAAATGATCAGATATAAAAATGTACCATCTATAGAATTCGATTTAGAAAATGATTACAAAGTAAAAGCCGAGTATATTTTCAATAAGGATTCTGGGAAATATTTAGTGTCATTCTATTTAAGACAGGTTAATGTCGGCATGTGGGACCAAATCCACAAGGCTACTGATATTGTATTCGATTCCACATATGAAACCATAAAGACTGATATCGCTAAATACTTTACCAAGTTACTTATTGAGGGATTCTTTCAGTATTACATAGACCGCTATGTGTATCAGATGAAGTGTTTTGATAAGGGCAACGATTTATACGAGAGGGAATGTCTGAATGCTCAGTAAGTCAGACTATAGGTACTTTGAAAAGGCACATCAGGCCGCTCTCATCTCTGATTTCAATAAAACCCACGTCGGCTGCATTGCAGTCTATCAAGGTAATATCATCGCCATCGGGTGTAACACCCACAAGACACATCCCAGACAACAATACTATAATCAGTTCCGGACGATACGCTATAGCGATAGTAAGTATCTTCCTAAAATGCACGCCGAAATACATTGTCTCAACGTGATCCGTAACCTTGATATAAATTTTGCCAAGGTAAAGCTATATGTTTATCGGACTCGTAAGGATCAGGACTTTGGGTTATCCAGGCCGTGTGCGTCTTGCATAGCTGCTATTAGGGATTTAGGCATTAGGCAGATATACTACACAACTAATGAAGGATATGTTTTTGAGAAAATAGAGATCAAAAATTAGAGTCTGTGAAATTAAAGAAATATAGAGAAGAACAATCTCGGCAAAGTTAAAACTCAATATTTACGTTTCAAAATTAGACCCAATTTGAGAATAAGTGATAACTTGTTCGCCTGATAAAAATGAAACGAAAACTTGTAGTAATAATTAATACTTATAAAGGATGTGATGTGAATACATAATGAGCGACTTTGGAATTAAAATTAAAAACATCGAGGCCAGCACTCTCTTTGAATATAACAATGGAGTACGTGACCATTACGAGTACAAGGAAGCACTGTTCACAAATAGTCTATTTAGTGATTATCTGTTGGAGAATGGGCTAAAAGTATGGAATGAGGAATCTACTAGAGATATTATTTGTTTGGAATTCAATTTTGGTTCTAGGTCATTTGACGATGAAATGGAACATTTAAAAAAAATCAGTATGAAAGCCAGACTAGAATATAAGATTGCTAAAAGTTACGGATATCCAACCGTTATTAAGAAAAAACGAAATAAACGTCGTAGACTAGCAATGCTGCATCAAGAAGCGATAAAGAACAAAGAAAAATATCAAAAATATAGTAAAGATGATATCAGGAGAATATTTTACAATGATGGTGTTACTGTTGAATACATATCTCGTAAGAAGAATGGAGATATTGTTAAAACAGAGCATATAAATTACAAAATGTTATATCGTAGTACTGGCAAGGCCAAAAAGGGTTCTTGTATGTTCATCTGTGATCGTTTATATAAAAAAGCAATTAAATTTTTATACATGGGAATAAAGATACCAAAGAATAATGCTCCCATTGTTGAAATCAGTGCATATACTCCTCTCATATCTAGTGCTATTGTCGGTAAAATTAAAATTAATCCCAAGAACATTTTAATATTAAAAGACGTAGACAGAACTTTCAAGACGAATGTGATTAGTGTTGAAACTGATGAGAATCGTCATTGCGTTGCAAAGTATCTTGAGGACTACACCCTGAAGAACACTCTTTTTGACGGCCAGGCATTGATTGATAGTAGCATTTTCCCTGAATGGGGGAATGGATATATTTTATTACGTCATCATTTTTGCAAAATGGCAGCGTTTAATACGAATATTCAGAAGTTCTTCAAAGATTACTTTGGGGATGATTATTTATCTGCTACTGTAGAGGATATGTTTGGAAATATACATTATGTAAAAGACATTGAAGTAATTACAACTGATAATTCAATGAAGTGGTTAAAATTTAACATATCTTACGATTACTGGTGCGAAAAGGTTTATGAAAACAACTGTATGTTTGGGATTGTTAAAACCGCTCATGAAAGCAAGCTCGGGGATGTACAACGAATGAGTTATCAGATGGTGAACTCTCTTGATAAAGACATTATGGAGAACGTTGTTAAAGAAAGTGTTGAATATATCAATAAGCTGAAGCAAGATGATGACGCATTTCTTGAATATCTCGAAAAAAACAAGAATTTCTCAAATGATTACGAGGTATTAATAGCGCTATGTGAGCAGAATCGTGATTTTTTGCGTAGTTCTTATTTTAGAAGAAGAAAGATAGATATAATAAAGGTCTATGTTTTAAACATGAAAAGCGGAAAGCTTCTTCAAAACGCAGAAAATCTAGTAATTGTCGGTTCTCCATATGCAATGTTGTTGTATGCTGCAACTGGAAAATCAGAATCGGTAGATGAGGATGATACGTTTTTCGTAGAGAATGGGACAATTCAATGTTATACAGAACGGTTCAATAGTGGAGAATATCTTGCTTTCTTTCGAAGTCCGTTTAATAGCAAGAATAATCTTACATATATGCACAATGTGTACCACAAAAATTTGAATAAATACTTTTCTCTTGGCAGACAGTGTATTGCCGTTAATATGATCGGAACAGATTTTCAAGACAGAAACAATGGTGCGGATCAGGATTCTGATAGCGGCTACACTACAAATCAAACAGATATTGTTGAGCACGCCCGTTTGTGTTATCTTAATTACCCTACTATCGTTAATAATATTCCAAAAGACAAGAATTGCTATAGAAGAACAATGGACGATTACGCAAAAATTGATTCTGGATTGGCGAATTCTCAACTTGATATTGGAGAGTCTAGTAACCTCGCGCAAATAGCTCAGACTTACGCTTGTAATTTCTCTGATCAAAAATATATTAACTATGTATGTATACTATCTGTGCTCGCTCAGGTTGCAATAGATAATGCGAAGAGACGTTTTGATATCGATTTAACGAACGAAATACAAAGAATTAGACGTGACATGAACATTAATGAAAACGGTTATCCTGAATTTTGGGGGATAATACGGAAAGATTTTAACAAATCTCGTATTAACAAGGAATTATGTTGTCCAATGAATTATCTATCTTCTCTCGATTTGTCTGAGTTTCACAATACTACTACCACCCTTCCAATGAGTTATTTCTTTCACAAGTTTGAGCTTAAAAATAACATCCGTACTTGCCGCAAGGTAGAAGAATGGATTGCTAAATACTCAATTCAATTATTCAACTACAACACATCAACTGATGTAGACGAGCATTTTCTTCTTAGAAAAGATTTTGATAATCTTGTAAATGACATAAAGCAGATAAATGTATCTCGTAATTATTTAGGACTGTTTTCATGGATAATTGATAGAAGTTTTAAAATCTTACCTGGAACGAAACGAAACAAAAATAATATATCTTCAACTTTAAATAAAAATAAGTCCATATTAATTAAAGTTTTATATGATGTAAATTCATCAAATTTGCTAAAGTGTTTTAGCAAAAATTGTGAAAAATAGCCAATTTTCGTGCAGACTTAATTTTTTTAACATCCTACAAACGTTGATTTTACGCTGTTTTTTGAGTTTTACTAATGTGAACTAATGAGGGGAAAGTGAGCAATGAGAACTTTGCGTTAGTGTAAAGAAGTAAATTTGCGTGTGTTTCGTCACAATATCAACATGAATACCCTCTCCGCTATGATTGCATATGCGGAATATAAGTACGCAACACGTGTATTATTTTAAATTTAGCCCTCTGAAATATGAGGGCTTGGCCGAGAGGCATTTGTCAAATGATGAACTAGGAACCAGGTGATACTTTATCATATTGTCAAGTTTAAACTGGTGGCGGTGCTATTTTTAGAATGGCATCGCTATTAGTGTTGTATTTTTTATGTGCCTATGGCGAAAATGGTATACGCAGCGGGTTTAAGCCCCGCTTCCATATGGAATAAGGGTTCTAATCCCTTTAGGCACACTAAGCCTCTGTAGCAGAAATGGATTATGCACCAGACTAAGGATCTGGGGGGCAATGACACATGTGGGTTCGACTCCCACCAGAGGTATTATACAGGAATAGCAGAATGGCATATGCCGGAGTTTCAAAATCTCTGTGATCTATGGGTTCGAATTCCATTTCCTGTACTTTACTATGCAGTTAAAGCGGGATGCTCGTACCAGTGGACAGTCGGCTGGCTCATAACCAGTAATCAGGTGGGTTCAAATCCCATTCCCGCAACTACTATCTCCGTAAAGGGGAAATAAAAAATGAAAGAAGTGAACTAACTATTTTTCAAATTACAAGAAATGAAGCGGATATGTTGAGATCCAGAGGTTTAGATGAATTTGTAAAAATATCATCTAAAACCCACAAGTCAAGATGCAAAAAGTATTGGGCTGTTGAAGATCGCAAGGTATTATGGTGTTTAAATACATATCGAAAGAATACTATCGTCAAGTGACGAAATAAACGTGGAAGGTGGTTATGGCCATCGGAAGATTAAAATTAAAATCTGACGGAATTATGTTTGTCGGAAACAATGCTGAAGATGTCACTGGCAGCATGACACTTATAAAATTTGCCAACAAGCAGATTTTACTTGAAGCTGGATTGTACCAGAACAATGATTATCTTGAATCTTATAAAGTAAATACAGAAAAGTTTAAATTTAAACCAGAAGAAATTGATTATGTATTCGTTGGGCATTGTCATATCGACCATATAGGCTTATTGCCTCGCCTTGTAAAAGAAGGGTTTACTGGAAAAATCATAATGACATATCCCACATCAATCATCTCAAAACACCTACTGCTAAATTGTGTCTTCATTCTAGCAGATGAAGCCAGAGTGTTATCCAAACGGTATGGTAGGGATTACTCACCAATATACAGTGAAGATGATGTCTATAATACCTTCAAATTCTATACGGTATATAATCAGTACGATACTTTGTTTCAATTGGATGATGTAGTAAGCTTTCAGTGGTTAAAAAACTCTCATTGCGTTGGGGCTGCTCAATTACAGCTTATTTTGAATGATGGAATTAAAAAGAGAAAATTACTATATACTTCTGACATTGGTGCTCTGGAAACAAAAAATCATTATGTTGAGAATACGGAAGTGCCAACATTTTATAACGATTTAATTATCATGGAGTCCACTTACGGACTAAACACAAGAATATCAAAGAAAACTCGTGAATTCGATGTAGAGCATTTACGAGTTGCTATAGATACAGTATTAGAACGACATGGCACACTTGTACTACCGGCATTCAGTTTTAGCCGTTCTCAAGAACTGTTAACCACACTATTCCTTCTGTTTGGCGACGATGAAAATTTCACGACTCCAATTATTGTAGATTCTATGCTTACATGTGATATATGCTTTGATTATGGTCAGGTATTACAGAATGATTATTTAGACCTCTGGAATAGAGTTTACAATTGGAAAAATGTTAAATATATCAGAGAAAAGTCGGATTCACAAACATGCGTTTTAGATTCAACTCCAAAAATCTGTATTTCATCATCTGGATTTTGTACTAATGGTAGGGTACTCTCCTATTTAGATAAATACCTACGAGACATTAATTCTATGATTTGCTTTTCTGGATATGTCGGAGATGATGAATCTTATCTTAGTTATAGAATCAAGAATGGAAAATCCCACAAAACAATAAATATAAATAAAAAGCCTGTACCAAATAAAGCAGACTGCTTTGTAATGCAGTCGTTTTCATCTCATGCCAATTTTAATGATTTGCTAAAATACGGAAGCAATTTGAGGACGAATCAATTAATTCTGGTCCATGGTTCTATTGAGTCCAAAAATTGTCTAAGAAAATATTTGAAAGAAGAAATATCAAAAAATAATAAAACATATAAAGTGACGTGTTCAGAACGGGATATGATTATTCCATTATAAAGAAAAGGAAATCTATAAAACTATGAAAAAGTACATTTTAGGAATTCTAACAGTTATTTGTGCTATACCTATATTGGAATCATTGACCGAGATTATTCAGGTAGCAATGGAAATCCCAAAAGGGATTTTGAGTCGTCATGTAATTAAAATAAATTCTGAATTGCAGGATTTGCAGAACGAAAATGAGCCAATAAATACTAGTTGTATAGGATTTGAAGCTCCCTATGAGACTTATGACGATTTTGAGGATTGTAAACATAAAATAGGATTTCGTAAATAAGAAAAAGATGAAAGGATGATTTATTATGGCAAAATCAAAGTTGAATTTCAAAAGAAGTATTACTGATAAATTGAGTGTAAAGGGGGTTCTCTCTGAAGATGGAACCACTATTACCTATACTGACAAAAATGATATTGAGCAGGATGTAAAAGTATCTGATTTACTGAATGTTTTCAAAAATCAGCCTATTGAATTTGGAGTACAGTTAAAGAGCGACGAAGATCTTGACGTAATTCCAACTGATGAAGATTAAAAGGCGGTGGGCATACTGATTAATTTTGAGGAAGAACTTAAAAAGGTTGGTCTAACGCCAGAATCTTACGAAGCAGCCTGTGAAGATATTGATTTAAAATCAGATGGTGTTAAAGATTTAGACTGGTCAGAAATTAAAGATAAATACAATATTCCACTTTCAAGTGATAGTGTTCGAAAAGCCAGTGGTACTATTTTTGGTGGACCATTCAGAACTGCATATCTGAAAAATAAAATCTATTCAAATCCTGTAAAATATTCCCAAGAAAACGAATTAGATAAAAAGCTTTCTGAGATGCGTAAAGAGCGCATTAAATTACAGACTGCAAATGTAGAGCGAAACCGTGTTGATAGGAATGAATCGCGGCACCAGATGTATTTCGAATATGTAGGTAGTTTGTGCAAATCACTTCCATTACCTGAATTTAATCCACTATTAGAGTATGTGTCAGATGATTACGAGCATGAATACCTTTTATCTATAGCCGACGTACATTATGGAGCAAAATTTGTAAGTGAAAACAATGAATATTCCCCAGAAATTGCAAAAGAGCGATTTGAGTGTCTTACGAATAAGTGTATTACTTTCATTGAGGATAAGCATATTTCCAAATTACATATTGTTTCATTAGGGGACATGATCCAGGGAGTCCTCCGCCTTAACGATTTGCGGATAAATGATAGCACCATAGTTAAAGCGACTGTGGATATTAGCAGGTTGTTTGCAATGTTCCTTAATACGTTGTCAGCATACTCAACTATTGAGTATTATCATACGCCTATGGCAAATCATACACAGTTACGTGTTCTTGGCAGCAAGGCCAATGAGATGATGGATGAAGACCTTGAATACCTTATCGGCAATTACATCAAGGATTTATGCAGGGATAATACGAGAATTAATATCTACTTAGCTGAAGAAGGTAAACAATATATCGAAATACCGATTTTAGGCTTTGAAATCATCGCAATACATGGACATCAGATCAAGAATATTGAATCATCATTGAAGGATCTATCAATGCTTAGGCGCTCATTTGCTGACTATGTAATTTTGGGGCATTATCACTCTGGAAAAGAACTTACAAGCTGTGAAGGCTGTTGTAATGATGCAGAGATACTTGTTGCTCCATCATTCGTCGGAAGCGATCCTTATTCTGATTCATTGATGAAGGGAAGTAAACCTTCTGTCAAGATATATGGATTTCATGAACTTTATGGACATGACGAAACACATAAGATTATTTTGAATTAACGCAAATTTTTATTTATCCGACTCGTGAGCTGGGTTCCTGAATGGGAGTTGGTCGTAAGGCTTAGAAGTCCTTTGCCTATGGGGTCGGATATTTATATCAAAGGAGAATACATGGATACTAATATAGTGATGGATTTTGAAAAGACTGTTCAGTATATCATGGATAAAACTGGTCTATCCGAAGAAATTATCCAATCTGTACTTGATACGGAAACGCAGTACATGATTTGAGATAGGTATTGTTAAAATTTCAGAATAAGGGAGTTTTACTGCTTTCCTACTACAAAATTAAATTATGAGAGGATTTACAATATATGAACAAGAACGATTTGATTAAGGTTATGTCTCAGAAGATGGAAGATAATAAGAATGTTGCTGAAAAGGCCCTCGCAGCCTTTATGGACGTCATAAAAGATGAAATGATAAAGGGTAATAAGATTCATTTAGTTGGCTTTGGAACATTCGAAGTTACAGAACGCGCAGAACATATGGGTAGAAATCCAAAGACTGGTGAATCCCTTCTGATTGAAGCCTCTAAGGCTCCTAAATTTAAAGCTGCCAGTGCATTAAAGAAGGCCGTGAATGGTGGTGAGTAACCGTTGTACGACGAAATAGTAAAGACTATAGACCTAACCTCTGATGAGGTGGAAATATTGATTGATACACTCTCCTATCGACTGGCTCAGTGTATGTCAGTTGGTGAAGAGATTACAGTACGAGAATTGCTAGAGAAAATTCAGTAAAATTATAGGCACCGTGAGGGTCAAATCTCATGGTGCTATTTGAATGACAAAAATCGTTAGAGATTTTTACTGGGAAGGTGCGCGCACTAAACCAGATTTGAGCTTTTGAATTAATTGAAAGGAAGTGGGATTATTGGATGGGAAAATAGCAGATAGATCAGAAGAAATCACAGATGAGTTATGGGAAACAGTCAACAAATTTAATAAGGATATGGTGCAAGACTATCTTGATAATCAAGCCGACCTTTCCGCAAAAACTCGACCTGCTTACCGCTCCGGATTACGGGTATTTTTTGTATGGGTAAAAGAAAACTTAAAAGATAAGGATTTTACCCAAATCAAGAAGAAAGAATTTCAGAAATATTTGAACTGGCTTACAAATCGTGGATTATCCGACTCTGCAATACGGTTTAAAAAATCATGTGTAAGCACGTTCTGTAATTATGTAATGATGATGTATGAAGAAGAGTACCCTACGTTTCGAAATTTCACTGTTGGATTAAAAGTCGTTCAAACTGGATACGTTCATGAAAAAGTACCTCTTACTCCTGATGAGTACTTAAATTTATGCCAGGAATTAGAGCATCGTGAAGAGTGGCAAAAACTGGCTTATTTAGTATTCTCTTATAGTACAGGTTGCCGACGTGCCGAAGCAAGACAACTTTTAAAAGAGGTTGTTGATTATCCTGCGAAAGAAAAAGCAATTAAAATTATTGATGAAAATGGCAAGGAGACTTCAGCCATCTCAAAACAGTATCTAACTCATACTATTCGTTGCAAAGGAAAATCTGTTGTCGGTAAGCCTAGAAAGCTTAAATTTGGTGAAGACGCTATGAGCTGGTTAAAAAAATGGCTTGAAATCCGTGGTGAAGATGATTGTCCCTATATGTTTGTTGTTAAAACAAAGGATGGTAATACGCGTCAGGTCGGAGAAGGTATTTTCAATGACTGGTGTAGTGGTTTGTTTACAGAAATTGTAAATAGGCGTTGCCATCCGCATTTATTCCGTGAAAGCAGAGCTACCAATCTCGTTGTATATGAACATAAATCAGCGGAAGTTGCTCAAAAGCTTTTGGGCCATGAAGATGTTAGTACCACCAAGAATCACTACATTATCAAAAATGATGCTGATGATGAGTCCGATGAAGCGTTTGTCTAATCAGTTAGATTCCCCATTTAAAGCTCATATTGATCAATTTATACCTCCTTAACAAAAAATCATTTGCCTTACTTTTTAGGTTTTATTAACTTTTGTAATGTATATTTAATATTGTAATATGCTATCATATAAACACTTATACACAATATAATGAATCCTATAATAATGATATATAATAGTATCTTCGTAAAGGCAGGAAATGCTTCTAATATTCCGTATGCATATATTGCTAAAACACATATACTAATCGATACGTAAAAAGTAAACAGTGCCTTATTATAGCTAGACAAATACTTATACATAAAGATAAACATTGGTTCGGGATATCCTAACATTCTTCTAAACTTACTGTTATATTTGTAGATATCATCTTCTAACAACCGTAAACAATTTTTTGCATTTTTGCTGTCAATATTATCTTCTAACAGTTTACATGCTGCTATTGTTGTTCTGCTGGCATATTTATTATATTTTTGCAGTCGTTTTTTAGTTTCTTCAAGAATTAGTTTATAATTTTTCCCCTCAGAGCTCTTTATCACTTGTAATAAAGGGTAGTAAATTCTATTGTATGATATTGCTATTTTATCGATGGGGCACCTATTGTATTTAGTTACCCAATAGGTCACAAATCCTGTGATTACCACCGGGATAATTATCTTGATAATCTCGTAAATCCTATCCATCTTATCCTCCATGTCTTACTCATAAATATAACACAAAATAACAACTATTCATAGACATTTAAGAAAATTCAATCCCACCGACATCCCGGATTGTAGGCTGACCACTGCCATAATAAGTGTGGGGATGTTCGTGCCTCGCTACGTTAGTGCGAACCAGTAATTATGGAGGGCTACTACTCTCCTATTTTTCATGGGTCTGTCGCCTAATGGTATGGCACTAGACTTTTAATCGAGTTTATGCAGGTTCGAATCCTGCGGGGCGTGTTTATGATACTGCTGCTCCAATAGCGAGTGTCTTGTTAATATAAATCAGAAAGGTGGTGAGCATTTGGCTCAAACAAAAGAAGAATTAATACGTGAGTCCATGAACTCACCCAAAATAATAGACCCTTCAGTAAAATTTAAGATTCCACGGTCAGCTGAGCAGTTTGACCCAACAAAGCATAAATATAAATGTTACTGTTGTGGAAAGGGGTTCAACTCTCAACAGAAGACTAATTTTCAGAAGTCAAATAGTCCATTGTTTCAAGCAAATGACGGATTTCTTCCATGGTGCAAAGAATGTACTGATAAATATATGATATTACTTACTGCTTTCTATTCTAACAATGAAGAACACGCTATAGAACATTTTTGTCAACAAGTGGACTGGGTTTACGATATTGAGCCATTAAAATGCGCGAGGGAAATATCATCTGATAGATCAAGAATTTCTAATTATGCTGCAAAGAAGAATCTTAATGTTGGTGGAAGAAAAACATATTTTGATTCCATGAAATATGATTATGAAAACAGGCAACACGAAACTGTCCAATCAAAAGATGATGTAAAGGTCAAAGAGCTATCAATTACTGCCTCTGCCGTTGACAGATGGGGTGTGGGATTTACTGAATTAGATTATAAAAATTTGGACGAGCATTACAGAATGCTTAAAAAGAATAATCCTAACGCTGACAATAACCAAGAAATTTTTATTAAATCTCTTTGTAGTCTAAATATGCTAATGATACGTGCATTGCAAGCTGGTGACTCTAAAGAATATAGTAGTTTGGTTGGACAATACTCTAAGACCTTTACTAACGCTGGTTTAAAAACTGTAGAAGAAAAGGATTCTAGTAATGATGAAGCTATTGGTGTTACATTAGGAATCATCTCACAGTTCACACCTGAAGAATTCTATATGGACAAAAAACTATATGATGATTGGGACAAGTTGGGTGATTATATTGATCGTCATATTACAAGACCAATTGAAAATATCATTACCGGAAGCACAACCAGAGACAAGGAATATTATGTTCCTGATATTGAAAATGAAGATATAGATGATGAGTTGGGTGACTTAGATGAATAGGATTTCAGATTCAGCAGATAAAAACCAATTAAGTCTATACAAAAAATTTCCTTCAACTCATTTTCTTAGCAATCAACAGAATGTTTTATATGTAATTGCTTGGTGTACATTTTGGCGTAGAAATATGCATCGATTTGTACTAGATTATTTGAGGTTGAAACTCCATGAGTATCAATTAATATCAATATATTTAATGGGTATTTCAAATTTTATCTGTATAGTTGCAAGTCGAAATGATGCGAAATCTTTTATTGTAGCATTATATGCTTGTTGCAGATGTATTTTATACCCAGGAACTAAGTTTAGAATAGGTAGTTCCACAAAAAAGCAAGCAAAATTAATTGTTTCAGAAAAGATAATTGATGAGTTATGTGAATGGAGTAAGCCGCTAAGGAATGAGATATTAACCTGGAGTACAAGTGACAACGACATATATGTGAAGTTTAAAAACGGTTCTAAAATAAGTGTTTTTGTAGCTAACGAGAACGCCCGCGGACTTAGAAGTAATGCAACTGCTAGGGAAGAATTTAGACAAATCAAAGAAAAGGTTGATGGCTCTATTATTTCACCATTCCAAACGCCACGCAACCCACAATATATGCTCAATAGTTATTATACCGAAAATAAAGTTTTGCAAGAAGAGCCTATAGATATATATATAAGTTCAAGTTGGTTAGATAATGGACATTGGATGTGGAAAATTGTAGATCAGGCTTTTAATGGAATGATAAAAAGAGATGGTTCTATATTCTTAGCATTTGATGAAAGTATAACCTTAAAACACAATTTAAAAACCATGAAGTACATGATAAGAGAAAAGAAAAAACAAGATCCTACGACATGGAAAATTGAGTTTTTAAATTTGAGAGTAAAAGATTCTATATCCTCATATTTCACATATTCAATGTTAATGAATTGTCAAAGATTAAAACAGGTATTTTATCCAAGAACAGCCATTGATTTTAAGAGTAATAAAAAAAATAAGTACTTTATTACCAAACAAGATAATGAAATTAGAGTAATATCAAATGATATAGCTTTTGTTCCTGGAAGTCAAAATGATAACTCTGTTTATAGTTGTATCCGTGCCATTCCAGAATCCATCACTTACGAAAATGATAATAATGTTATAGAAATAAAGAAAGGTTATCGCAGACTATACCCATATATTGAATCAAATCAAATTGGTGATACGACAAAGCAGGCAATTAGAATTCGACAGCTTTATGAGGATTTTGATGGTGATTATATTGTAGTTGATGCTAGAAATGGCGGAGGGCAAATAGTATTTTCTTTGCAAAAGGTATTATACGACGAAGAGCGTGGTGTTGAATACCCTCCACTAAAATGTATGAATGATGATAAATACGCTAATGCTTGCCAGGATCCTAATGCCAAAGCTTGTATATATCTAATCAATGCAACGCAAACACTTAATAGCGACATTGCAATTAATTTCAGAAAAGCTCTTGTTGAGAATCGCATCGACTTTTTAATCAATTATAATGTTGCAAAAGAAGATATTTTAAATAATAACAGAGATTATATAGAAGCCTTTGATGAGAACACTCAGATAGAATTGGAAAAACCATTCTTAGAAACACAAGCGATGATTAGCGAATGCGCTGACTTACAATATGAAAAGCTTCCCCAAACTAATATTATTAAAATTTTTGAACAAGGCAGTAACCGTAAAGATAGATATACCAGTTTTTCTTATGGTTCGTATTTTATTGATCAGTTAGAATTGGATTTACTTGGTTCTTCTAATGATTATGATTACACAACTTTAATAAACTGACAAAGGAGGCGACACATGCCAGAGGAAATAAAGCGCAAGAGGGGTCGCCCTCCCAAGAATAAAACTGATACAAATTCGAGTAACATATCTGAAAACAATTCTTCCAGTATTCCCAGTAAAGATTATGAATTCAATAGTTATTTTGGTACTGTTCCAATTAATGATTTAGATTCTTTTTTCGGTTGCAATATCTACTCTACATTTACTCCAGAAGAAATCAGAAGTATCGTAAAGGACCCAATAACAAATCATGCCATAACACGAAAGTTGGCAATGTTTGTATATAACAGTGAAGGTGTTGTTACAAATGCGATTGACTATATGGTATCCATGCCGTGTTTAGATCGGGTTGTATATGGGAAAAAACGTCTATTTGGTAAATCAAGATTAAATAAGAATAAGGATTTGATGTTATCAACACTTGAACGAATTAATGATAAGCAGTTTATCAGAGATGCTTTATTTACTGATATGAATGAAGGAATTTGCTTTTATTACTTTGAAACAACAAATTCAGTAAATGATTTTACACGGGCCATGACTGATTACGATGTAGAAAACATTGTAGAGATATGCGATTTAGGACTAAACGCATCACTGGTTCCGCTGCCATATGATTATTGTAAAATCGTAGGAAGGAAAAACAGCAGATATGTCTTAGCTTTCAATTTACGATATTTTGATGAGCAATGTACTACTCATGAAGATAAAAAAAGAAAACTCAAAAAGTATCCTACTGAAATCAGAAACGCTTACACTTCCTGGGAGAAAGGCAATAAATCATCCAGCAATTGGATTGTGTTAGACAACAAACATACTATCGCACATAAGATAAAATGCAAGACAAGTGAACCTTGGGGGCGCCCACTTGCAATAGCGGCTATCGCCGACATATTGTATCAGGATGAATTTGTCGATACAAAAAGGAATGTACTAAGAGAACTTAATAACAAAATAATCTATCAAACATTGCCTGAAGGTAAAGATAAAGGAAGTTGTGCTCTTACTAAAACTCAACAGCAGGATCAGCATGATAAAGTAAAAAGCGCAGTTTTAAATAAAAATAACCGTGGTGGTACTTCTTTCTTTACAGTATCAGCTGGCACAAAAATTGATGCACTCGATGTGGGTACAACTGATATCTTTGACGAAAAAAACGAAGCTAATCTAACAGACAAAATTGCTTTGGATTTGGGTATGGCTAGTTCTCTCCTTAATGGTTCAGGATCAGGCAACTATTCATCGCAAGAAAACAATCTGGAGCTTATTAATGCACAAATATACACATGGATACAAGAACTTCAGAATGAATTGAATTATGTAATAAATGAAAATATTATTCAGGATAAGCGTAATAAGGTAGAAGTATACTATTTACCAACATCATTAGTAAATAGGCAGAAGTTCTTTGATATGATGAAAAATCTCTATTTGGAAGCTAGCGGCTCATATACATTCCTTATTGCTGCAACTGGAGTGAATCCAGATGTTTATTTTAACATACTTGACGAAGAGGTTGAAAATAAGATATTTGATAAATATAAACCACATCTAACAAGTCATACTTTATCTAAAGATGATAAGGATGGCGGGCGTCCAGAAAATCCGGACTCCAGCAACCCATCAACGCTTCAAACAAAAGCAAATGGCAGCAATGCGCAGCCAAAACCATCAACAAAATAATGATATATATTAGGGAGCCAAAATTTAATTGGTTCTTTTTTATTATAGGAAGGAGGTCGAAATGGCTGTTTTTGAATTATCGTCTGAACAATATAAAAATGGTCGAAGGCCGTTTGTAGCTACATTATACGAGTTACAACCTCCTGATTGTGTAGTAGATGATGTCGGAACTAAATATAACAAGAATGGAATTACATTTCTTGAGGAATATGCCGCTAATACGCTTGACAGTATCAAAGATATGAGCGTTCGTGTTGAGTTTATTGATGAGGACAGAACAATGATATCCGGACATGGGGACACTGGTATATCTGATGGATTACCAGTATTTGAAAATGCCACTGTTGTTGGACATTGCACGGAAGGATATATAGATGATGTTGTATTAAATGGAGAGGTCAAGCGCTGTGTTTGCGCTAAAGGAACTCTTGATGAGATGTGCTACCCTGCGTTTGTAAGTTCTTTACATGAACAATTACAAAATGGCGGTTCTATAGATGGAAGTATTGAAATTTTCAGGACAAAAAACAATAAGGAAATCATCTATAAAAAGGGATGGATAGAGAAAGGTAGGATTCCAACAGAATACATCCATTCTGGCTGGGATATGGTTATTAATCCGGCAGACCCATCTTCTACACTATTAGAACTAAATAATTCAAAAGGAAATAAGGAGGAAAAATCAAATATGGAATTTGATATGAATGAAGTCAAGTCTGCAATTCAGACTACTATTTCAGAGCTTAATAGCAAAGAAAAGGAATTTACAACCCAGATTTTAGAACTCAATGAGCAGCTTTCAGAAAAGGAGTCTTTAATTACTGATAAGGATGCAAAAATAGTTGAGTTAAATGCAACTGTTGAACAGGTACAGAAAGCATTGGATGATTTAAAGAAAGAGTGTGAATCTTATTGGGCAGAACGTGAGGCGCTTGAAAAGGAATTGGGTGAACTAAAGGCTAAAGCTAGACTAGGAGAACTAAACACTGCTATTTCCGGTTTTACCGATGATGAACGCAAATATGCCGAGGTTGAAATTAATTCCTTTAATGAAAACCCGATTGAAGGAAATGTAGAAAATATTTTATCTAAAATCTACGCCGGAATCGGACAGGCTTCAAAGGCAGAAGAGCTTAGAATTGCAGAACAGAATAGTAACAAGAATAACAAAGTTGATGTTGAAGATATCTTTTCGGAAATGAGTATAGAAGATTCCGTATCAGATGAAGACATCAACATTTTTTAATTAAGGGAGGATTATTGGAATGATTAAATTTAACAGTATTGGCCAGATTGAGCACGGTGAATATCCGTTTGAGGATGCAGTTATTGATACAGCGATGAATAATGGTACATTCGGCAGCGTTGATGCAGAAAAATTTACACCTGCGGCAACTGCAACTAAAGCAATTATGAATATTGAAGTTGGTGATGATGCAGACATGCCTGAGTATGCAATTTCCAAGGGTTCCCATGTTAGGGTAGGTGATTTAACTAAGATTAAGAAATTTGAAATCTATGGATATCCATTACCTTCTACATATGCAAAGGGCGATAAGCTCGTTTCAAAAGCAGACGGAACTCTTGAGGTGAAGGCGGACGCTACTGGTACTTATTTCGAAATAAACGATGTCATTGTTGCTTGTGGTAAAAAGGTTGGTGCTCTTGTTGAATACACCACAACTAACGCTTAATTGAAGGAGGATAAAGAGTATGTCTTATATTATTGAACTTAATAATGCACGTAAAGATGCTGATTTTGTGAGCGGCAAGATTAATGGCAAATCAGCAGTTGTTGAGATTTTTTCTGCGATGAGGGATGGTAAGGAGTTAGCTCCTTATGGGAAAAAGGCAGATGTTGCTGCGAAGTATATTATGGAACTGAATTCCAAGGCATCCAGTGGTGACAGCACGGCCATTTCTGAATTGAATGAACTTCGTAGATTCGCTATGGAGCCTGTTCTGATGAAAGAAATCAAGCTTCTGGGTATTTACGGAAATTATAAAGCTATCGGATATAACGAATCTTGCGAAATTGAGATTCCTGTATTTGCCAATATCAACGCCAACATGCAGGCGTTAGGGCAGGATGTTACTTTCCCTGTAATCAGAAAGGAAAGAAAGCCAATCGCTACTACTACTATTTCTGGCGGTTATGCTGTTGATTATAGAAAAGCAGCACTTGGTGATATGTCTGACGAAAATGAATTACAGGATCAGGTCCGTGTGCAGATTAGGAATAAGGCTGCAAAATACGTTATTGAAACAATCTATAATGCCATTAAGAATGCAGATGGAGTGAAGTATTTCTTTGAAGGCGCTGGTCTTACCAAGAGTGGTGTTGACGGAGTAATCAGCAACGTAAGGCGTTTTGGTAAACCAACTATTTCTGGTGACTATGCACTGATTTCGCAATTTAATGGTTTTGCTGGATATACTGGTGTTACCCCTTCTATAAACGGCATTTCTGAAGCAGTTATGAATGAGATTCATACTACTGGTCTTATGGGCATGTATAACGGTTCCGTTTTATCTGAAATTCCCAATGAATATGATTTGTATCATCTGAACGCAGATGGTACTAACTTTTCCACAATGCTTCCTACTGGTATTGGTTATGTAATTCCTACTGGCGGCCAGTCTCCTATTTACACTGTTACTCGTGGTGGACTTACTTCCATGAGTGGTAAAGAGGTCACTACTGGTCAGCTTATCTCCAGGTTCGATTTAGAAGTAGGTGCCTTAGTAGCTCCCAATAGAGAGTATATGATCGGACTGCTCGGAGATACAAATTTAACTACTATATAATTTTATAGGAGGGTGCTTTTGCACTCTCCTACTATAAATCATGGTGAAAAATGAGTAATTACTTTTATTGCTATTCAAAGAAAATGTATCACTTTATTGCTGCTTTTGATATCAAATACTTAAACATTGGTGTTAACAGCAATACAAAATGTAGGTATTATGTGTTCGAAAAATCAAAAAAATTAGATAAAGTAATTGCATTATATAAGCAAGTAAAACATTCGATTAATTGATAAATATTTAAAATAGTTGATATGGAGGTATGTATTTTGGCTGGAGTTACAACTGAAAAAGAAGAAATCCGATTAGATAAGAAAGTGACAGTGAAAAGCATCGCTACATGGGCTACCGGAGCACAAAGGAAAACTACAATAGGTGATATTAGTATTCCGCCCAAAGGGACCGTGCTATTAACTCGTGAGGAAATTATTGCGCAGGCACAGAATGGAAATAAGTTACTAACTGGACTTGATGGATTAGGCAGTCATGCAACATGGTATATTGATGATAATTATACTAGAAATGAATTAAGTTTTGACCAGGAAAACAGTAAGCAGAATGTCCTGACAAATGAAGAAATCAAGCGAATTTTTGATTTGAAAACGCAAAAGGCTTTCGAAGATAATATTAAGAAAAGTATTGTCACTAGAGCAGAAATGGCTTTTCTTATGAGTGAAGTTAAAGATATGGGTATTAATGACTATAACAAGATTGCCTTCTGCATTGAATACACAGGAATAAAGCCATGATAGAAATGAGGTGATTCGATGGGAAACACAACGGCTTCTGATATTATCAGATTTTTTGAATCAAGCTTTGTTGATAAGCACGTAATTCCCGAATCTCTTGAGATGGTTTGGTTAGAAAAAGCGATAGGAAGATATTCTATTGAACTTGACCCATTGAATTTCGATAAAGAACTATTAGAATTTGACACAGAACTTGATAGTTATATTATGGATACTCTGTCTGTCTTTATGAAGGAATATTATCAAGAGAGACAAGTATCTTTGGCAAATAAGCGAATCAGTATAGTCGGAAACGATATAAGTATAGATGGAAGCAATGGTGCCAAGACTGCCGAAAAATCGCACCTAGAATATGTTGGAGAAAAGGCACGAGAAATGGTTGGTAATCAATTACCAACTGCACTAATATAGGAGGCTTCAAATGCAGGAATGGTATCTTTTAATGCCTGATACAAGGCCAAATATAACAGGAGGGTACGAGAATGAATCATTCATCGACTATAAAGATGATGCTTTTTATGAAATGCTTCAAACAGATATTGCGTCCAATGTAATACTTTATAATAGTGACCTTTCAAGCTCCAGTATAATACGTTGCGTTATACAAGGGAACACGGCTGATACTCAGCTTAAGTCTATGGAACGAGTTGGGTTGTTCAGTTGTGGCACGGTAAAAGCCGGAATGTATATATATTTTGAAGATAGATATTGGTTAATCACAGGCTATCCAGGAACTAACGGTATCTACGAAAAAGCCACAATGGTTTTATGCCAATATAAACTTAGATGGCAAAATTCGTCTGGTGACATCATTGAACGATGGTGCAATGGAACTTCAGCATCAAAATATGATATGGGTGAAAATGGGAATAGTACAATAACATTATCATCTAATACATTTGCATTACTACTTCCTGATGATGAACTAGTATTGGAATTAGATGGTAAGCGGGTTTTTATTGATAAGCATAAAACCACCCCAACAAAAGTATATAAAGTTACCCGCAGTGATGATATTTTATATGACTACGGTGATTCGCATGGTGGTATCCTAAGTTTTATAGCAGATAAAACTGAGTTAAATCCGATTACTGATAATCAGGAACTGAGGATTTGTGACTACCACTCTCCTACCCCATCGCCAGAACCGCCAGTTCCAGATGAAACGACAGATTTATCGGCTGTGATCGCGGGCGGTAATACGCTACGATGCGGAAGGGCTAAGTCATGGAATGTTATATTTATTGACCAGGATGGCAATGAAATTATAGACCAGAACTTTCAGTGGAAAGTTGATAGTGAGTACACTGTTAAACAAGTGATAGATGGCCAGCGAATACAATTGAAAGTGGACGATGAACAGTTAATTGACTGTTCTTTTTTATTATCTGTGTCTGTTGATGATATTATTGTTACCAAAGTTGAAATTTCGATTATAGATGGATTATAAGGAGGTACTAATGCCAGAAACAGTATTAAAAGATATTGGACTTGTAAAAAATCGCATTTTACCCCTTTTATTAAATTCAGATGATATTATGGAGATTTTACTTGGTAAAGGATATACAGAAGAACAAGTCTGGGGAAACGATGAGGATGACGATGATTATGGGATAGTTTATAAGCAAGTCTTCCCTACTCTTTATATAGATGAGACTCAAACAGAGGTGCTCTCATATTTGTGTTTCGAGGTAGATGTACCCAGAATACCAACAGGAACAATAAAGGACATGAAGATAATTGTATGGGCTTATTGTAATAAAAGCAGTATGAGATATTCTAAGAAAGGTTATCTCGGCACTAAAGCCGATATTTTGGCTGATGCGGTTGAAAGAGCACTGTCTGATTCACAAAAATTTGGAATAGGAAAACTTCATTTGGATTCTGCTACATATATAAGTTCATCAAATAAGCAGTTCTATGGTAGGCAAATGATTTTTACCATTCCAGATTTCAAATCAAAGAGGTGATAGTAATAAGTTTATATACAAATTTTGATTATCTGTGTAATGAGCCTTTTTACATTGATGGAATAGGTACTGTTAAGTGTCCTACCTTAAGAGACATCCGTACCATCACATTTAAAGTATTTGCCTTATTTCAAAATATCTTAGATATGACACTCGAATCATATTTAAAATCCTTTAAAACCACTTTTGATGGGTCAAATGACAAACTAAGAGAGGACATTTCTTTATTCAGAATACTTCTTTATGACAACCCTAGTATCCTCTTTTCAATGATAAATTTTTTTATACTGGATGAAATCGAATTCAATCAAGACATGAATCGCATAGATGTCTTTAATTATTATCAAGTAAAAAATGAATCTAGCGTGTCTAATCAAAAGCGAATTATTGGACATATTGGGGAGGATAATTTCGATACTTTTCGTAGCGAATTGAGATGTCTATTGAGTATGAATTCCTTTGAGGAAGAAAAACCCAAATTCGCAAAAGGGACAGAAAAGCTTGCGCAAACAATGTTTAATCGTTTTCGAGAAAATGCTTTAAAAAGTAAAAAGAAAAAGAGTATGGATGGGAATTATACTCTTGATAATATGATACGTAAATACTGTACTCATAATAAAGTCGGAATCAATATTCTCAATGTTTGGGATATGACATACTACCAGTTTATATCCATGTTTAATGAATATTTAAACGGACGTCAACACGATTTTAATGATATGATGGCTGCTAATACCTTTTCGTACAAAAAGTATTCAGATTATAACCCTATGGGGTTTATTAAAAAACTCAATATGTAACTATAAACCAACCACTGTACAAACAGTGGATTTTTTATTTTATGGAGGAATTTTAATGGCAGATATTAATATGGCGAATAGACAATGCTGTGATCTTGATATTAGAGATTATAAGACAAAACAGCCTTGGATGTATGCTGACTTTTGTAACACTACTACTATGGGATTTTCAAGTGATGCCGTATACGCAAATAAAAAGGGTGGAAAATGTATTAAATTTGACAACCCACTTGAAGGAACTATCTCTATGACATTCCAAGTACATCCATTTAGAATGTATGCAATGTTAAGTGATGGTGAAATCGAAACCAAAGCAATTCTGACAAGAAAGGAAGTAATTGCAGCTACTGAGGCAGGAAAGATAACACTTCCCAATGCTCCGATTGTCGGCACTGTATTCGTTTACGCCGAAGGTGATTTTGGTGGCAAATCTATTGAAGGTACATTAGCTGATAAAGTATTTACTGCTACAACTGATTCTGAGATTGCTGTAGGCACTTCATACATTGTTGGATATTTAGAGGAAAAGACTTCTGGTGTTCAGAAGGTATCCTTTAACAATAAGAAGATTCCAAAGGACTTCTTTATTCAGATGTCCACCTTAGATAAGAACGAAAACGGCGAATTGGTTCCAATGAGAATCACTGCTTACAAAGCAAGTCCTCAGAGAAATCTGGAGCTTTCTTTCTCGTCTGACGGTGATCCAGCCGAAATCACAATAACTTGTGACGCATTGGTAGATGAGAACGGTGATGTTCTTGACATGATTGAGCTTACAGACGAAACCGAATAAATTCATACAAGAGGGCTGTAACATGCCCTCTTCTTGCGAGGTCTATATGATAAAAGAATGTAACGTAATTACTCGAAACGATAAAGTTTCTGTAGTATTATTTGATGACAAAAAAATTCAGATTCCAACTAATAAATCAATTAAACATTTTGCATATATTCAATTTAATAAAGGAAACTATACCGTCGTTTCTAAAGAAGAATATGACAAAGAGAAAGCCAAGGAATCTATTAAAAATCGAATACAAAAGAAGAATAATGAAAATTTAGTGATGGATAATGAGGAATAGGGATATAACCACTTGTAATCCATCACAAGTACGTTATGTCCCTATTTTTTTACCATATAGAATAGAGGTGTAGGTATCAATAATAAGATAAAATTTGACAAAGAGTATTCGACCCAATGGTCGCTAGAGTATCTTTATTTGAAGGAATGTGGGATTCCTTATACTTTTATAAAGACTGAAAATGGAATCACAACTTGGAAGTATCACAAAAATTACAGACTGTTTGATGCTTTGAAAAATTTTTATAAGAATCAATAAGATTTTTTATGGTTGTTCAAGATAATGAGCGTAAAAGTAGATAACGTAACTGTGAGTACATGACACTCAGCGTATGTGCAATAGCCAGTCAAGTCTCCTACTCTCCAGGATCAAAGAAAGGATAATATATGGATGAAATCATAAGAACACTACCTATATTGGCAGTCGCAATCCTTATGAATATAGGCGCAGGCTTATATTACAATATCGGAACAAAAGACTTATCATTTGATATGAAGAAACTGGTAAATGGTGTTATTAAGGCGCTAATCATATGTGGTATGTTTGTTGGGACTGCATATTGCTTCGACTCAACTGACTTATCTTCTATCGGAGTGACGCCACAGTTTATCATGAACTCAGCAATTGTAATTTACGTAAGTAAATCAGTCATCTCATTAGGTAAAATTCTTGGCGTAGATACAGAACATAAGAAGGAGTAATTTATGGCAACATCAAAACATAGAAGGCAAAACGTAGTTGACAAGTATGCTACTATCATCGGTCGTAATTTCTACAACCAAAATTTACGTGATTACTGCTTCAGAAAATATAAAGATGGAAATTACTACTCTGATTGTAGTTCCTCCATCTCATATTCCTATAAAGAAGCTGGTGACAGTTTTGGAGTACTAAATACTGCCGGCATGTATAATTCTAACAAGTTTACGTTTGTAGAAGTAATTATAAAGAATGGTATTATACAGAATCCGGAAATTCTGCGACCTGGTGATATGTTACTATTTGCAGGTTCTGACTCATCCAGGCCAAAGCGGATCGGTCATGTTGAGATGGTTCATCACAAAGATTCTAACGGAAACTGGATTATTAGTGGTCATGGCAGCGGCGTACCATCCTATAAGAATATGGATGCTTATTGTAAAAGCAGATATAGTTCCTGGGCTTCTGGTGGTTGGAGGAAAGGGCTTGTTTGTGTCAAGCGATTCATCCAGGATGACGGCAGCGAGAACAAAACTGGATGGTATCAGGAAGATGGAGGATGGAAATTCTATCTTGGAGATACTGGGGACTATGTAAAGAATGACTGGTATAAGGACTCTAATGGCCGCTGGAGCTGGTTTGATGCGGCTGGTCATGCAATCTCAAATGCCTGGTATGAATACGAAGGAAATTGGTTTTGGTTCGGACCAGATTGTTATATGTATTCCAGTCAATGGATTGAGTATAAAGGCAATCAATACTATCTCACTTCTGATGGTTCAATGGCTAAATCTGCTTACATAAAATCCAAAGATCCAAATCTGAATATTTACTATTGGGTAAATGAAGGTGGCGTTTATGAACCGCAGTGGAATACTCCTTCTCCAGATTTAATGAAATATAATTTAGTTGAGTAAGGAGGATTTTTATGAATGGAAGCAATACAAACTTTATTTAATCAAGATATAACAGCTTTAGTAATAGGCATTTTTATTGTAATGTCTGGTATTATCGCAATGTTCAATATCATTGGAAAATTTTCTGAGATTATTGGTAGACCCCTAAAGTGGGTACAACGTAAAAATCAAGACCATGAATTACTGATTGCGACTTCAACGAAGTTAAATGCCTTACAGGACAAGCATGAAGAGGATGTACGACAATCTATTAGTCATGATAAAGCGATTAAAGAAGATTTGGAAATCTTAAAGAAAATGTTTATTGATAAAGAAATAGATGACCAACGTTGGGAAATCCTTGATTTTGCTTCAGCTATCTCAGCTGGCAGGAAGTATAGTAAAGAGCAATTTGACCATGTGTTATCTATTTATGAGAAATACGAGAATATATTAGAAGCTCATAATCTAAGCAATGGTCAAGTTACAACCTCAATGGAAGTAATCAATGAGGTGTACAAAGAAAAACTTAAAAACGGTTTTTAATTATGAAAGAGCGTTTTCTTATGAAGCCGCTCTTTACAATATATGAACATGTTCTGATAGTATGATCATTACTACCAAGATGATAATAATCCCACCAACTTTCATCAGATATTAGGCGTACTTGATGATTGCTACTAAAACGATTAGTAGAACCATAAATGCAGAATTTATTCTGAATTCCATAAAACCTCACCTCAATACTTATTTGATATCTATGTGAAAAGTCTATCAAAACCGTACTTAAGTGAGATCTATAGGCTAACGCCTGCCATTTCTGGCGACCGTACTGACTACTCGTTGGCCCTCCTACAACTATCTTTTGGATAGTCATTCCACCACAGGATTATTATAATATACTTGGGAGATTATACAATTCAGAACATTTGTTTAAAAGCTTCTTTAGAAGCACATTTTCTAAGGAACCTTGACTACAGTTGAGGTTCTTTTTATATTTCAGAACTTAAAAAGAGAATATCTGTATGAGAGACAATGGTTTGATACAGGTATTTTTTATATCTGTAAAGCAGGAAGTCATTGAGCCTGTTTCTTGAGTAGTGAATAGACGGAGTAATTACCCGTCGAAGCCGAATACCTCTGACGGCGCTCACTACTCTTCTATTAACTAATTCAGAGGGATTATAGAAAGTTGAGGTACAAAGTATGAATGAATTAAAAAATAATGGAACACAAATATTTATGGGGATTGAGATACCTATTATCGAAGGCGGTTTTGGTGAAAATCAAAAAGTGATATTAGCAAAAACCATTTCCGAAATTCATGGGCAACCACTAAAGAAAATCAATCAGCTAATAAATGAAAATATAGATGAATTTGAAGTTGGGGTTGATATTTTAGATTTAAAAAGTGGGTACTTACAAAGTACCGAGTTTTTATTGAATTTCATGAACAGACAGTCTATTTCTAATTCAACTAATATATATTTACTGTCTGAGCAAGGCTACATGTTGCTTGTTGGTTTCATGAAAACAGAACAGTCGAAAAAAATCCGCAAGAAACTACGGAGAGAATATTTTGCAATGCGTAAAGCAATAAACTCTGATAAAAAAGCACATCTATTATTAATGATTTATAATGGTGGTCAAGATGGTGTTCTTGCTTCCAAAGAACTGGTACAATTGGAAGTTGAATCCGCTACCACTCCCTTACTTGAAAAAATTGAAGAGGACAAACCATATACCGAATTTGCAAAGCATGTAACAGAGTCAAGTGATACTGTAGACGTTGGAGAATTTGCAAAACTTGTAAAAAAGGAAAATATAAAAATTGGTCGAAACAGGTTATTTGAGTGGTTAAGGTTTAATGGATATTTAATGCAGAATAATAACCCATATCAGAAGTACATAGAGTCAGGCTATTTCAAAGTTGTTGAAGTAACCAAAAATACTGCATATGGCACAAGTATTTATACAAAGACTCTTATTACTGGCAAGGGTCAAGTATATCTAGTAGAAAAACTAAAAAAAGAATTTGGAATTGCAGCATAATCATTAATTAAGAACTCCGTCAGGTAATCTGGTGGAGTTCCTTTTATGTTAAAGGGGTGAATAGACAATAGCAGCAAGAAAACGCTCTCTTTACAACGTAGATATAAGTAAAGCGGGACAGCAAAAAAGAACTTACAAAGGAATTAAATATGATTCATTGACAGAAATGCAATTTATGAAAGAGGTTATCGAGCCTAAGCTTGCAAGTGGCGAAATTACTAAATTTGAGCGCCAGGTCACATATGTACTTCAAGATGGATTCACCATGAAAAGTGGAGAAAAGATATTACCTATAAAGTATGTTAGTGATTACGATGTTTGGTACTCTGATGGAACTTTTATCGTGTACGATATCAAGGGGCAACCAGATTCAGTTAGTTTACTTAAAAGGAAATTATTTAGATATCGATATCCTGATATAAACTTGGTGTTTATATGTCGTAATCTAAAACGCGGCGGTTGGATAACATATGATGAATTAAAGAAAATGAAAGCTCTTGAAAAGAAGAGCAAAAAATAATATTGGAGGAAAAATATATGATTAGAAATTGGATTGTCATGAAGAAGAAGGAAATCACTTTAAAAGTCAAATTATACACTGTTATCGAAAGATTCATCACAGAACAGAAGGATATCACCACTCTCCTATCAAATCTGTTTACGGTCCTGAAGGATGTCCCGCTTAACGAATTGAAAGACGAATTTATTGGGAAATTAGCGGAGATTATTCATGACCAGGCTGAAGCAGAACGCAATGGTGAGACCAGTATCAAAGGGGATTAAGTATATGAGCAAAAGAAAATGGACACATATCTTGACTAAATTACTTACACTTTTTTTGGTTGGATATTGTACATATATTGCATTGGAAGTGACTTATAGAAATGTAAGTTATCCTCTCATGGGTTGCGTTGGCGGTATCTCCCTCTTGCTCTTTGATCAGATTAACAACAAAATATCTTGGAATCTTGACTTAATTCTACAAGGTTTTATTGGGTCAGCTATTGTAACTAGCTTTGAGCTGTTTGTCGGTGAAGCGCTGAAAGTTCTAAATCATCCTCTAATGTGGGACTACTCCAATATGCCATTTAATTATGACGGTGTGATATGTTTGCCGTTTTCAATAGTATGGATTATCATTACGATACTCGGGATACTCGTAGCCGATGCATATAATTATTATCTATTTCACGAAGAACCACGACCGTATTATTGGATTATAGGCCATTACTTTGTTATGCCCAAGAGGTATTGTGATGGCGAGTAAATTATTTAGGACGCCTGTGGAGTTAAAGAATTATATGCAGGTATTATGTGATAAGGCCATAAAAGCCACTGTTGAAGAAGCAAAAAAGCAACTTACCAAATGTATTGATGAGCAATATTACAAAGATCCTGAATTTTATCCAAATGTATATGAACGTACCGAAGCTTTTCTAAATTCAGCCACAGGTCAACTGTTATCCAATAATTCGGCAGAAATATATATTGATGTAGAAGGTATGCATTATAAAAACAATTTTAATGCAATGCAAGTTGTAACCTGGGCCTCAAATAGTCAGCATGGAGCTAATTATTATCAAACATCTACACCAGATTTTTGGTCTACATATATTGAATGGTGTAATGAAAATCTGATTGAGTTGTTAAAAATAAATCTGAGAAAAGTCGGTCTAAAGATAAAATAAACATCAAGAATTTCTTGCTATATTTTTATATATAGACTATACTGAAATAGAAAATACTAACGATATTTTTTATGGAGGTATAAATATGAGGTCAGAATCAAAACGTCGTGGTCTTCCTACTTTGGCTAAAGAAGTTAAGAACGGTAAGTATAATTTTAAGCATCCGCTTCAGCGTCCTTCTGGACAGTGGAATGCACTACAGAAAACAGAATTGATTGATAGTGTGTTGCGTGAATACCTAATCGACCCTGTTACAATCGTCGTTAGTATGGTTGATGAAACAACTGGCGATGTTATTAAATTAAATAATGCTGTCATTGATGGCGTTCAGCGTATAACCAATTTTGCCGATTTTGTAAATGGTGAGTATCGTTTATCAAAAAGGTTAGATGATGTCCCCTTTACTATTGAAGGAAAAACATTCTATCCATCAGAATCATTATGGGGAAAGAAGTTTGAAGAACTGGACGAGGAAATAAAGAGCAAACTTAGTTATTATGAATTGCCCATCGACTTCTACCATGAGGCAACTAATAGAGAAATCACTGAACTATTTAGACGCAAGAATTCTGGTAGACCTCTCACTAACGCACAGAAAAACTCTGTGAATATTAGTGATGAATTGTATGGTCAGATTTTAAGCATATTAAACGCTGATGGATATACTTATGAAGTTGAAAAGAAAAATCGTGCTGGTGAAGTCATTATGAAAGACGGAAAGCCAGTCATGAAAGAAAAGAAAATGCCAAATCTATGGGAAAGAATTTTCAGCGCCGGCATTTTTAAGAACAGTGAGGACCGTAATCTCATTCTCGAAATCATGATGTTAGTATCTGGTTACAGTAAAGAGCATGAATTTGGATTTAGGAATGAGGATATTCAGGCGTTCATTACATGGTTTGATGAGCAAGAAAACAAACAGGAAGTAATTGACTTAATTATCAACGCCGCTGACTCTATTAATAGGAGAATTACAGAAAAGATTCCAAATCTAAAAAAGACCTCTATCCCGATGTTTGTTGCTGGTATGTGCAAGGTGATTAAGTACAAGGGTGGAAAAGATAAATACATGGTACTCTCAAAGGAATTTTTCAATAGCTATGAACAGAATGAAGAGTACAGGAATCTCTGTGGTTCCGGATCTGCTGCTAAAGAGAATGTACAGGCCCGTTGGGAAGTATTCAAGAACATGGCTAAGAATTGCTAATAAATCATGGATGGTTGAGTTAACTACTCTTCCATCCTTTTTATGTAGAAAAATAGCACCGTATTGCTACGATGCTATTTCTCCGCCATCTTCTACTTCTCTCCACTGTAAGTTCTTAGGCATTTGCAATTAGTCAGATTGCATCTCTAAGATAAGGTTTTGAGTCTGTATTGACTTTATCCATTTGCTCTATAGATAATTATAACATTAATTATCTAAGTGTCAAGTAAATGTTTTCTCCATTCATTTAACTATATCTCAGAACTTATGCGGATATAGGGTTTGTATTATTGTTGCGTGTAGCAGAAGGTGACTAGTCTTCTACCGTTCTTCTAATTCGTTAAATGAATGGATACTCACATCTGTAGTGCTATGTTACATTACTTTTTCTTATTGTCTCTGTAGACTGTGTATACAAATGTTAAGACTGCAACACAGGCAGAAACTATTGAGCAAATGGTTTCCATTACAGCATTTCCTTATCTACCTATACCGCCACAGATAGAGATATTATAACACTTAATCCAATCATATAACAGACGGAACATCCGTTTAAAACGAATAATTGGAGTGTAATTATGGAACATATGAAAAATGATTATAAAATCAATCGACCACAAAACCAATCCGACGTTTCGGAGCCTCTGGCACAGGTTTCTATGCAACAGTTAGTAAAAAATCCAATTGTGACACATGTTGGATTAATTCCAATGGCTTGCCTGAATTGTCCTTACCTCCAAATCGAATTAGGTTGTAACCAATGCAACCGGAGCTACAGGAATCCTCGGCGCAGTTCTCAATATGTGTAATGATGGTAAGTTTGTAGAGGATATTAAGCAGTTTTGTGTGACCTCACTCGGAATGCCTGGGATGAAGTAAATTGCATTAGTAGAGACAATACAAAAAGGATATGCTTGCTCAAGGCACACCCTTTCTGTCTACCACTACTTACTATCCGCATCTCCCCCATATTTCAAGTATTAATTAAGTAATTAATGTGATTACTCCAGCAGAAAATTATTGTACTGCAATTTCGTCTGTAACTGATGCAAACTGAGAATTTTTCATAGAAAGGAAATAAAAATGGATAAATTTCTTGATTGGATGTATAAATATGGATGGGTAGTACAAACAGTCATCGCTACACTTACTCTTATTTCTGCCGTCTTAACAACTATTAATTTATTTGAGATGTCAGATTGTCTATTAATTCTTTTAAGTGAGTTGAGTACAACGTATTAAGTATATTCCACAATAATGATAATGAGGAAATAATTACAGGTATTAGCCACTTGATTAAATCTCTTCTTTTTTGAGATTTCTTATTCTTTTTATCCATAAAATAAGATAAAGTATCTCTATTGGGAACAACCTCAATATATGTTTTTAAAGTATCATGATGTCCTGTTAAATATTTAATCTCAAAATAGCCGAGAGTTTCCATATCTCTCAGTTTATTGATAAAGTCGGATTCAGAATAATCAAGATTATAATTCTTTCTGCTTACTGTTATTCGATTATTGGTGTCTCGCGGTAATGATAGCAGGAATCTTAAAATATTTTCTTGTTCTTTTGTGAGCATATGTTTTCACCTCATTTTTTTAATAAAGAAATTATATCACCATTCATCTAAAAACAGAACACAAATTAGAGTATCAGTGTCAAAACTGATACTTCTTTTATTAGCACTCTCCTTTCGTGAGGGTGTTTTTTATTGCAATAAATTATGGAAGGAGTCATGAATGAACGATAATTTCAAAATATTTCTTCAAGCTATTATTGACGATAGTAGTTTAACCAAAGTTCAAAAAGATCTAGCAAGAAAAAAATTAGAAATCCAAGCTGATATTGATTTTTCTAATTTTGCAAAGAGTAAGGCTGATATCGAAAAGCAGTTTCGAGCGCTATCAGGAATCATCAAAGATATACTTGGAGATACTGTTTCTGATAAACAAGCTACCCAATGGGTCAAACAGTACTATAAAGAAATTGAATCTGGAGCAAAGCAGGCTGTTAAAGAGCAGGAAAAGCTAGTTAATGCTATGGCGAAAGGACGCGAATCTTCAGAACAAGCACGCCAAGCAGAAGAAAAACGCCATCAACTTGCCCAGGATAAGGCTGTAAATAAGGCGCTTGAGGAAGAATATAACTTACGTCAAAGAATTGCAGATAAGTCAAAAGAAATTCAGCTCGGAATCGATACAGAGAAATATTCAACCCAAATTAATTCGTTTCAGCAACAGTTAAGTAAATTTGGAATTGATAGTGGAGAACTATTTCTTCAAGCAAGTGCCTCACTTAAACAATTAGAAGCTGCTTATAACGATATGAAATTCTCTGATGGAGATGAACGATTAGAGCATGAAAAGGAATACCAAAAGCTTCTTGAAAAAACAAAAAATCTTCTTACTCAAGTCAAAGGTCAAAAGTCCAATGAGCTAATTTCTAATGGAGACAATCGGCGTATATCCTTTGTCAATGAATTAAACAATTACCTTCAAAAAAATACTGCCATGACTAAACAGTCTAAGCAGCAAATCATTGAATGGATTAATACGCTTAATTCTGCTGATGACATGACAAGAGGTACTTTTGATAATCTCAGGGCGCAGTTCAAGGGGCTGGATGCAGAACTACGTGCAGCGAATAAATTAGGATTATCCTGGGCCGATAAATTCAAACAGGCAGTTGAGAAGTTTGGTGGCTGGGCTATTGCCACAGGCTCAGTTATGGAGATGTGGAATTTATTCAGGAGAATGCCAAAAGAAGTATATAACATAGATACTTCAATGACTAGTCTCTACAAAGTAACCGATGAAACAGAGAAAAAATATACTAAGTTTTTAAATAACGCTTCTTCTAAAGCACAAGATCTTGGACGTTCTATATCTGGACTAGTTGAACAAACAGCTGATTGGGCCAAATTGGGGTTCGATATTGATCAGGCCAGTGAATTAGCACAAATATCTTCTATTTATTCAAACGTAGGTGAGGTTGATGATGCTACCGCTGTTTCCGATCTCGTTACTGCAATGAAATCTTTTAATATCGAAGCGTCAGATAGCATTACCATTGTAGATTCGTTAAATAAGCTCGGAAATGAATTCGCAACGGATTCCGCCGCTTTAGGAGAAGGTCTTAAGAAATCTGCTTCTGCGTTGAGTTTAGCTGGAAATGACATAAATCAGACTTTAGCCATGATTACTGGTGGCACAGAAATCACACAAAATGCCTCAGAAATGGGAAATGCTCTTAAAGTGCTTAGTATGCGTGTACGTGGCATGAAGGGCGAATTGGAGGCTCTAGGTGAAGAATATGAGAATGTAGAATCCATATCAAAAATTCAAACTCAAATTCTTAACCAGACTAATGGAGCTGTAAACATATTTGACAAGAATGGAAATTTCAAATCAACTTATGAAATATTAAAAGGTATTTCGAAAGTTTGGTCAGATATCAGCCAGGTTGATCAGGCTGCGCTCCTTGAAACAATAGCCGGAAAACAGCGCGGAAACCAAATTTCAGCATTAATTCAGGCTTTTCAGTCAGGACAAATCGAAAAGGCTTATGAAGCATCTGTTAATTCTGCTGGTTCCGCAATGCAAGAGCAGGAACGTTGGATGGAAAGTTTGGAAGCAAAAACGCAACAGCTAGAAGCTACGTTCCAGTCCTTATCTTCTACAGTTTTCGACTCTGATTTTTTAAAAGTATTAGTAGATAGCGGTATCACATTAACCAATGTATTGGATACAGTTATTGACAAAATTGGTGTAATACCAACTTTAATTACAGGCGGTAGTATTACCGCGTTTATTAAAAACTTCGATTGGCTCTGTAATAAGAGCTACTTAAAAATTGCCTAGATTTTTAAGGTGGTCTACTATGTGGGAAGAAATGTCATATTGGCGACAAAATCAACTCCGTAGGACGAAAGTTTCAAAATAAAAAGAGGACGAATTGGCCTGAAACCCTAATGCTCACTATGCTACAACGTAATCGAAAGGTAGGCGTGAATGCAACCGAAAGGTAAAAAAATCAATCGGCACAACTATGGTCGAGAGTGAGATGCATATGACTAAAAAATACGGTCTAAGTGCGTGATTAAATCAAATGGGTAAGAAACTAACTGGCAGCTAACTTAATTCACGTATAGTCGTACTATATAATCCGATAGATAGCAATTGCGAAAGCAATGTCGGGATAAAAGTACTAAGAGTTGAGAAAGTTCAACGAGCATGATTCCTCACAGAACACCAAAGCCATATTTGTTGTTTTGTTAATGTATGTTCTAACATAGTTTATTGTGGTGAACCACACGGCAAGGTTATGTCGTTAATCAGTTATGGTTATCATAAATACTATATTGTTAGCAGCATTATCCATTATGCTGTTTGATATAACTGAATGGATTTTAAATTTCATTTACACGTTCTTCTCATAGTGATATACTAATTTCGTAAGACAAAATACAGAACAGGAGAATATCATTATGGCAAGATCAAAAAAGAATATGACACTTGAAGAACAGCTCCAGGATGTAGAAATTAAAATCACATCGACGGAGGAACAATTAAAAGATTTAAAAAGCAAAAAGAAAAGCATTGAAGCTGCTATTAAAGAAGAAAAACTCAGTAAACTTTTAGCTGCAATCGAAGAAAAAGGCATTACCGTTGAGGATGCGATTGCTAAGTTATCTGAATAAAAATCGAGTAAATATAAAAGGGATATGCTTTTAAGGCACATCCCTTTATAAATTGTGAATACAAATGCATCAGCAAGGTTAACTCTCTCCGCCCCTTACTTTCAGATTACGTTTTCTCTTTACCATAAAGGGGTACATCAGGTGAGGGGTATTTATTTTTGTACATGTTACTTAGCCATAACACAAGTTACTATTCCCTATTAATATATTACCATGATTTCTTCAAGCTTTATATTATACTCTGCTTCAAAATGATGTCGTTTTTAGCAGAGTTCTAATATTCAACCACTCACAAAGTACATATGTTCCCGTAGAATTATATAGATTATTGGTATATAATGGATATATTATTACTAATGATTGGGGAACTACCTATGAAACAAATTATAAATTCTGGTATTTATTCGGTTGATTTACACGGTACAAACAATGCTGAATTTGCTGGAGAACATCCCTCTTTAATATTAAGAAGCATAAAAAATAAAGATATGTATTATATCATTCCTCTTACTTCGTTTACCAAAGAACGCTGGAAAAAATATAGGAAATTATTATGTTGTAGAATAGTGTCGATTAATTCAATAGCTAGGATTGACAAGATGCAGATTATCCATAAAGATAAAATTCCTAATAGATGGGTCGATAACGAAACTTTTTTACTACCACTGCCATCAGAAATCAAGGCTGTTTATCGTAGGATAATTGAATATTTAGAATTATCCGTAGACAAAGGCTTAAATGATTATGAAAAATTTTATCAAAATTACACTAGCGCTTATTCTAAGTTTTCAAATCTATTTATAGATAATAAAGCAGAATCTTTGGATAGTTTTGAAATTTCAGAAGATAATAATGGAAATATTGCAATCATTTCACAGCTAGATGATTATTCACACCTGAGCTTTGATGATATTAAGAGGATAATATGGTCAATTATTGGACGAAATGATTTAAAAGTATCATATAATCCTAAAGAACATATACTATCATTAGAGATATCCAGAAACAAAAATAACATATTGACATTCTTCGAATGGTATGATAAGATGAACTTAACAGAAGAGCACGTGTAAGCGGTAAGACTAGCTGTTATCTTATGTGACCTTTGTAGAAGGGCAAACGTTAAGTTGTAAGACCAGCTACACTATTATAAAAAGAGACGTTTTTACGTCTCTTTTTATCTATATTAGATTAAGAATCACCCCTTAGTGATGAACTATATTGTCAGCCATTTTGTATGGTGAGACCGCAAACTGAATGCTTTAACTGATAGGAGTAGAGAGAAATGACCTACTCCTTTTTTCTATCTAAATATTTTACTAAAAAGAGACTATTTCTAGTCTTTCTAAAAATCACTTTTACAATTATTGCAGTACCATTGTTTGTTAACCTTTTCCTTGCTCAATCTTTTCAACCACAACTGATGTCCCATTAGCAACGACACCAATCATATTATTGGAGAATGTGATATAGTCAAAGTCTATTCCGATTATTGCATTTCCTGAATTCTGTGCAGTTTCACAAGATTTTTAAGAGCTAATTCTCTTGCTGTCTTGCTTTATACTTTGAATAACATTGCTGAATTGCAATTTCATATTTTACTAATGGATTAACTGACATAATATTTTCTCCTAAAGGATGTGATTAAAATTATTGTAAAATTTAAAACTTTATATATTAAAATATGGATATCTATTACAATCTTCTTGTGCAAAAGAAAAATTGAAAAGGCTAAAAATTGGTTATAACTTTACCACGTATGTCCACAATTTTTACATTTGAAAGTTTTATTAATCTTTTTGCTGAATAATCCCCACATAACAATTAATGCTCCGCGTTCTAGGACATCTATTATTCTATGTTTGCAGAACCATAGGTTGGACATTTTTTTGGGATCGGCTTTTTTGTTATCCAACGATTTTCCCTATACAGTAATATTGAGTAAAATCATCTTGTCTAAATTCCGGATCACCAGATTCTTTATTAATTGAATGCAAATACTCTCGGCCATTTTCATCTAGTTTTAGTTGTTTGCAATAAACTTTTGTCCCGTCATGAGTAATTACAGAAAAAACACCACAGTCGCTAGTACCACACTTTTGAGTAACATCGATAAATACAATCTGCCCATCTGAAAATTTCGGCTCCATACTATGACCTTCTATAATAATACCATGTGTAGCTCTTAGTGGTACTTTGGACGAATCAAAGCACCTATAATCTATTGAATCATCAATATCTCCCTCTTTGCCTAGTCCTGCTGATGCTTTTTGTTCAAAAACAGGCAGATATAAAACACTGGATTCACTAATTTCCGATTTCCTTATTTGGGTACGTCCCAGAAGATAATCAACTGAGCAATCAAAGTATGCAGCACAACGTATTAACTTCTCGGCTCCGGGGTAACTTCTACCACTTCTCCAATCACTTACATTACCAGATGAGGTTCCGGTGGCTTTATAAAATTTAGTGGCACCTACGTTCTTTATTTCTTTAAACAAATTATCCAGATCTATGTATATATTCATGTTTAATATCCTCTCTGGCATGGTTATACTAAGTGTAACATAGATTTGTATAATAATAAAGAGTTGAATTGCTCGTATATACGAGTTATAATACAGAGAACATATGTTCTTTATGGCAGGGGCATATTTGAATTGATTTGCTTGGTAGAATCTGGTAGAATGGAGGTATTATATGAATTGGAGCGATAGAACAGTGACAAATGATTTAAGAGTAGATAGATACACAGTAAATGATATTTTTGTTAATTATTTGAAAGATAAGTTCTATGTAAATCGCAGATATCAGCGAAAATTAGTATGGGGTATTGAAGAAAAACGTCTTTTAATTGATTCAATTTTTAAAGGTATTCCTCTTCCAGCAATACTGATAGCTCAATATGAGTTAAGAGAGGAGAAAACCACTGTGCTAGAAATTGTAGATGGAATGCAAAGACTAAATGCAATTATTTCATTTGTTCTTGGTGATTTTGATATTGTTTATGAAAATAAACACTGTTATTTTGACCCATCTTCATATAATGAGACTTTTCAATTAATGATGGATAGTAAACTCCAGGCAAAAGAACAATTGGTTCCTAAAGATATATGTCAAGAATTTTGCCGTTATCAGATTCCTGCAATAATAACAGGGCAAGATGATGAAATTATTGAACTTATCTTTAGTAGAATTAATTCAACTGGTAGAAAAATATCTTCACAGGACCTGCGTCAATCAATGGCAACAGGTGATTTCTCTGATTTAGTACGCCGTATTGCGAGTCACATTAGGAAAGATTTTACATATGATGATAGAATAAATTTAGCTGATATGCCCAAAATTAGTGTTGGCTATAGTTGCTATGGTTATGGGGTTGATTTAGATACAGTGTTTTGGAAAAGACACGATTTAATTACCACACCTAATATGAAAGAATCTAAAGATGAGGAAATAATTGAAACATTAGTTGCAACTGTTCTTTTAGGTAATAACTTTAAAAAAAGTAAAGATAGTTTAGATAATTTGTATAAAAAGGGTAATAAATGTAACATAAAAATCGAAAAAATAGTAGCAGAAGTTGGAAAAGATAATTTAGAGGATAAGTTTACCAAAGTATTTGATATTATTGATATGATATTTAATTCAGTAAATTCAAACTTCTCCTCGTTTATCTTTAACAAAAATAGAGTAAATAATAAAGATGAATGTTTTAAAATTCTTTTTTTAGCTATATATAAGCTAATAGATGATGGATTTATGATTCTTGATTATAAAGTAGTAGCTAACCATATAAAAGATGCAAGAACAATTTTTGATGAATTTATTAATGCTAAAAAAATAGATTACAATCAGGCACAAATAGCAACATCTAATTTATATAAGATGTTAAAACCTGCCTTCGCCACAAAAATTACACAAGAAAAAAGCGAAATTGAAAGTGAAATTGAAAAACGTTTAAGTTATTCTAAAATCGAACTACAAATGACAGAATTCAAAATAGGGGTATCAAACTTTAACTCTTCAAAATTCAATATGAATTGTATACAAGACATTTCTAAAACATTAGTTGCTATGTCAAATACAAATAGTGAAAAAGAATGTGGGTTAGTTATTGTTGGTATCGCTAATGACAAAAAAGCTTATGATGAATGGTATAAAGTGTTTGGTGAACAACCAGTTATAATCAGCCAACATTATGTACCCGGTGTCGGTTGTGAAGCAAAAAAATTTGGTGGTTCTGATGTGTATTATAGAGCGCTCAGAAAAAAAATTAGTTCAGAACCAATTAGCCCAAAGTTAAAGGATTATATTTTATCAAATTTTGAGTACATTAATTTCCATGGAGTAGAATTACTAATATTTAAGAGTATTAATGTTGGTGAAATTAGTTTATATAATAATGGAAAATATGTCAGACAATCAAATGAAACGGTTAAAATGTAGAAGGGGTGAAACTCCTTCTATTTTATTCTGAATTTACTCTAAAAATCACTGTTACAATTATTACAATGATAATTTTTATATCTTTTAGTTCCCAATATACCCCATAAAGCCGTATTAACCACTTTTGATGACGTGGTTATTTTTGATGTATTAGTTGAGTGACAATAGGGACATTCAACTTGGCTCAATAAGATTTTACTATCATTTAATTTGATTATATTCATGCATTGAGTGCACATAGCTGCTGTTCCATTTTCTGTTGGTATTATTTCGGATGTTTCACATCCACACTTCTGGCATTTAATATTTACTATCTGAAATCCCATATTGTACCTCCGCTAATCAAGATATATAACAAGTATATTGATTAGTATAACGCATCTTAAAGATCTAGGCAATCTACAAAATGCACTTTTAACAATAGGGAAAGCAAAGAGTGATATTGACGCTATAAGTAAAAGTATCATCGGGCTAGGTACTGCAAACAAAATAACTGCACTATCTGCATCTACTTTAAGCAATGAACAAAAAATAAATATTTTAACAACTCAAGGTCTTACTGTAGAACAAGCTAAAACTGCTTTAGCTACCGCTGCACTCTCCGCTTCCCAGACCACAGCCACCGCAACCACAGGTGGACTCACCGCAGCGATGAAAGGATTAGGTATAACAATTGCAACTAATCCACTATTCTGGGCCGCTGGAGCCGCTTTAGGTATTTACGCAACAGTCAAAGCAATTGATTACTTTACAGTATCGGTCGAAGAAGCCCGCGAAACTGCTATAGACGCCGCATCCGAATTAGACGAACTAGAGTCATCAATAGATTCTATAAATAGCGAATTAAAAACATCAGCTTCGCGAATTGATGAACTAAATGACAAACCCAATCTGACATTTATTGAGCAGGAAGAATTACAGAATCTTAAGGATACTACTGCCGAATTAGAACGCCAGTTTGAATTAAAAAATGCAATGCAAAATGTTGCCGAAGCAAATGCGCGAGATTCTGCTATTGAATACCTTGATAAAAAAGGTTCTTATCAAAGATACGCTGGTTGGGACATGTCACAGGTTGATGTAGGAAATTCACACTATGGTCAAGCTCGATATGATATCTTCTCTGGAAATCAATTAGATATTATTCAACAGCAACTTTCTGATTATGAATCATATATAAATCGAAAAAATGAATTAGACAAGAAAATAGTTGATTTTAAGATTTCAAAACCCAATCCAGAGGATTATACACTTGCGGACAAAGATGCTTTAGCGAATATGGAACAAGAGGCAACCACTCTTGACAATTCAATAGAGTCGCTAAAAGACACACTTACATCAGCAGTCGGTGACTTGACAACATATAAAGAGAATTTGGATTCAAGTCAAGATTCTTCGTACATTGAGTATATAAACTCTTTACAGGATGCATATAGTAATATTTTTGGTGGTGGAAAGGACGCATCTAAAGCTTTTGACGATATCTGGAACGCCGATACATTCTCCAACGCACGAAAAGAACTCGAATCAATGGCTCAGGCCGGAACCCTCTCCCCAGCAACGTTAACCAATAATGAGACATATAATCAGTTGCTAAAAGAAACGGGGAAAACAGCTGAAGAAACCTGCGAGAACATATATGCCTTAGTCGAAGCTGAAAAATCAGTAACAACAAATTCACCTATAATATTTGACCTATCCTCTTTTTCCGATACAATAGATAGGTTATCTAAGATTACTTCCCTTTACGATGAGTTTAAGGGCAAAATCAAAGATAAAACAGCGATAACATTTGATATATCAGATGTAGATGACTTACGAAGTTCTTTACTTAAAACAGACAAACAGCTAGGCATTTCTGAGGAACAATTCAATACATTCGAATCTGTCTTATCATCGTCTGAATCTACCGTAGATGATATTCAAAAAGCATTTGATACACTGTCCTCTCAATTCATATACCAGTCTGGTTGTCTGGATGGGCTTAACACTTCCAACCGTGACCTTATTGTATCTCAACTAGAATTACAAGGAATAACTAATGCGTCATCCATCGTTACAGAAGAATTAGCGCAGGCAAGTGAGATTCTTGCTGCCAGCGGATATTCTCTTACCGATGCTACAAATACGGCTTATTGGGCCTTGCTTGACGAAAGTGGAGCCAGCGAAACAACAAAAGCATCTTTATATCAATTAAATGCTGCCGAGATAGCCTACAATAATACTGACCTTAGCGTACAGGGTAAAATTGATAAACTAGGACAACTTGCATCTGCCTATGGTGATACTGCTTCAGCTGCTATCGCTGCTGCCGCTGCTGATAGAGTAGCAAATGGACACGGCACCTATGAATCTGTTATGGAAGATTTGATTGCACAGATGAATCGTGCTACATCCAATATAACTATCCAGGCACCGAAAATATCAGGTAGTCCATCTAAAAAATCTGGTTCTGGCTCAAAGGATAAATCGAAAAAAGAGCCAACAGAATTTGACTGGATGGAACGCAAAATTAGTGTAATCGATTCCCAGGTAGATAAGCTCAAAAACAACATCGATTCTCTTGTTGGCTACAGGAATAAGAACTCTATGACCCATACTACAATTGATGTACTTACTGAAAAAATGCATATTCTCCAGCAAATGCACGATAAGTATATGGAAGATGCGAATAAGCTTGGACTCTCTCAGGAATACATTAATAAAGTCCAGAATGGTACAATTGAGATCGAATCTGTTGGTGATGAAAATCTAGCGAAGGTTATTAAGGAATATCAAGACTTATATGATAAGGCTCAAGATACGAATGCTAAAATTTTAGAAACACAAAAATCCATTCATGATCTCAACCTATCCAAATTAGACAATATCATAGACCAGTTCAAGCAGACAACAGATATCCAGTCCAAAATGATTGATACTGAAAAGCAGCTCCTCGACCTTCGTGAAAAATCAGGTGAAGAAATTTATGCTGATGATTATATCTCACTTGCTGGTAAACAGTTAAAGCTAACGCGCCAGAATGCAGATGCTTACAACGAACTGTCCACTGAGATGTCTCGCATGGATTTAGAAAGAGGTTCTGAAGAATGGAAAAAATATAACGACCAATTACAAGAATACAAGAACAATATGATTTCTGCTGCTGATGCTGTAGAGCAATATAAAGATGCAATGACGGATTTGATGTATAAGGGTCTTAGGGACTTTACAAGTGCAATGGATTCAATCAATGGAACCATCAGTACAATGAATGACCTAATCGGAGATACTAATCTGGTTGACGATTTTGGTAATTTAACTGACCGTGGACTGGCTCAGATTGCTTTATACGCCCACCAGATGACCAACGCAAAGCAGGAAGCAGCTGAATATGCTGAAGCCATTAAATCGCTCGACGGTGCATTAGATAGCGGATTAATCACCCAAGATGAATACAATTCGATGCTCCAGGACTACACTTCTGCTCAGGAAAATGCCGTGAAGTCCAGCAAAGAAGCCAGAGATGCAATCCTTGCCCTAGTAAAAGAGGGAATCCAAGCCGAGATTGATGCAAAGAAGAAACTCATTGATGAAACCAAGGCTGCTCTTGATGCTGAAAAAGATCTGCATGATTATCAAAAATCCATCACTGAGAAACAGGATAATATTTCAAAGTTGGAACGTCAGATTGCAGCCTTAAATAATTCCACCAATCGCGATGATATAGCCCAGAGATTGCAGTTACAAAGTCAATTGGCTGATGCGAAGGACGAATTATATGAGCTACAGTACGACCATGAAATTGAGCAACGCAAAAATGCTCTGGATGATGAGTATAATGCGTTTGAAGAATCCAAACAAAAGGAATCCGATGCGCTTGACACGAACCTGGATGCACAGAATGCAGCTATCAATAAATACCTTGATCAAGTAAAGAATAACTACTCTACTGTCTATGGTATCTTGACACAATATGGAGATGAATACAGTCTTGCAGCCATTGACGACCTTACCAAACCGTGGGAATCCGGAAGTGAGGCAGCTGATTTATGTGCCGGTGCTATAGGTGATGCTGTTGCAAATATCCAATATGAAATTGACGGTCTTGATTTCAGTTCGCTTTATGAACTGGTAGATTTACTCAATCAGATCGGAATGGGTGGATATGGTGGAGGTTCTTCTTCTGCTTACGAGGATGTAACTGACCAGGGAAGTTGGCAAAAAGGCAAAGGTGGAAAATGGTGGTATGGAAACTCCAATGATGATTATGTCTCAGGAGATATTTATACTATTAATGGAAAACAATATGGCTTTGATGACGATGGGTACATGATGACTGGCTGGCGAGATGACTTTGGTGATTGGAGATACTTTGAGCCTGAGAATGGTGAAATGGTTATTTCCCAATGGCGCAAGAGCAAAGATGGCGATTGGTACTATCTTGATAAGGATGGTGTCATGGCTACTGATATGGCCGTTAAGGCCAGGGATGGAGATGGATACTACTACCTCGACGAAAATGGTAAATATGATGGGAAACCACTGACCGCTGAACAGGTTAGAAAGCTCGGATATACCATTGGGTATAAAAAGGGAAGAAAACGCATCCCTCATGATCAGCTTGCATGGACACAGGAGAACAAACCCGAAATAATTACACGTCCAAGTGACGGCGCTTTATTGACCCCACTAAAATTAGGTGATGGTGTAATAAATGGTGATTTGACTCAGAACCTTTTAGATATCGCCGGAAATCCGAATAGATTTGTTGAAGATATTGTCGCACGGTCGATGCCTAATTATAAGATACCAGAATTTGATATAGTACGGAATCAGCCCGTGGCGATTAACTCCCCGCTTGTCCAGATTGACGGTACTGGTTTATCCGCTACTGAAGTAGCTGCAATCATAAAGAACGAAACCCGAGATATTGATAAACGGGTTGCCAAAAGTATTGGATATGAATTAATGGGTAAATAAAAGTTAAGGGCACCCAGAAATGGGTGCCTTATGCTCTAATATAGTTACCATAACGACCATAACAAATGTTCTGGTAGAATATTGTCGATTATTGCTATATAATAACATTATAATATATCTAAGGGGACTATATAATGTTATATGCAACCATCTGTTTTATATCAATAGGTGCTATCATTGGATTTATGTTTACTTTATTTCTAATAAATTTTGATGGTAAATGGAAGTTGTTATTAGAGACTTTATTCGGAATCGGAGGTTCTGGTTTAAGTATATATACACTATGTGATTTTTTTATGATTTATGATCAAAAACTAAAATTCATTACAACAACAAGTTATATATTTGGTTTTTTTATTTCGACTATTGTATCTTTGATGGTCATGTGCCGCCTTATAAAAGATAAGGATGACAATGATATTCTTCGAATACGAGATATTTTATTAGGAGAAAAATCTTACATCAAAACATATTATAAAAAAAGAAAAAGTGAAATTGAGAATAAGCTCCCACTCTTGGAAGAACGCGAAAGAAAAATAGAACAAGCTGAAAAAGCTTTAGAAAATGAAAGAAAATATTTAGATACCGAGTTAGATAAACTATCTCAATTAGGAACAAAAAAACTCAAATTTGTATTACCAGATAAAAAAAGTATTTATCTAAATAAGGAATTTGTTGATTCACTGCCTTCATATATTTCAGATTTATCCAAATGTATTAGTGATATAAAAGACCATACTTATATGTTTAGTGAAAAGAACATTATTAGTAAAAATGATTTGACTTCTTACTTTTTATCAGTTGCATTATTTATTGCACAAGACTTATTTGGTGGTAAATCGAGAGAGGTTAGGATACATTTTAGATTATATAATGAACAGTCTCAATATTATGAAAAACTAATTGCTATCGTGGGATCAGAAATATTATCAAAGGATATGACTCCCATTCCATTCGGAAACTCTATGATACAAAGGTCGTTTGAATGTAAAAGGGCACTAATTAAAAGCATAAATTCAGATTTTGATTATCAAAGCAATAACTATACTGTATGGAAAGATTATATGACATACACCTTTTATAACTTAAAGAGAAACGATGTACCTTATTTAACTTTTGGCATATCTGTCAAAAATGAGGTTCGCTTTAAAACGTTATTCTATTTTTTAAATTATTTTAAAATAGAACAATATCTCGAAGAGTATGTAGAGCTTATTGATGAGAAGTTTAATATTGAAAATGTATTATATAATTGAGGTGTAAATATATGAAAATTTCAAAAATCGATGCTTTTTCCGCTGCTGCCGTTGCTATTGATATTGGCGATTTAAAAACGGCTAATAGCATACTAAAAATATTATCTAATTCAATAGATAAAGATAAAAAAGATAATACTTTCTCAGCCTACATAGAGATACAAAAAAAAGATGAAAAACTTTTTAAAAACATTTCTAACCCAGAAAAGTAATTTTAGAATCAATAGACTGCCATATAACCTTGGTAGTCTATTTTATTATAATAAAATTTTCAGAAAGGATGTGATAAAATGTTTGACCGATTTATTTTTGACAATATCCCCTGTAATGAATACGGGGTAACATGTGTTTCTTTCTCATCGCCTGGAATGGAAACCATATCAGCTCAAGAATCTGAATTAGAAACAGAAAAATCTATCAGAGGGGATATATTTCATATTACATCCCATGAATATACAAAACCATTAACGTTTACCATACAAATTGTAAATAAAGACTTCTCTCCAATTTCATCCATCCAAGAACGAGCGTTAAAAAAGTGGATGTGTCAAAGAGGAAAATACAAGCCATTTTGTATTTATGATAAACGATATGCGGATACATGGTTCTTCGCCAATATTAATAATCCTAAATCTATTTACATTTGTGACACTGTTGGATTGGAGTTTACTGTAACGACTAATGCTCCATTTGGTTTTTCCGACATACGAGATAAGAGATGGATATTAGAAGGAAATGACACTATTAAAGATTTATACGTAGACAATGATGAGGAGTTACCTATCTATCCTACTTTAACCATAACAACAAGTGCGCCTGGAACACTCAATCTAACAAATCAATCATTAGTTGATGTTCCAAATACGCTTACTATAGATAATTGTGTCGCTGATGAAGTTCTTACATTAGAATGTGGATACCCGCACATCTCCTCTTCTATTCCATCTCATAAAGTTTTTGATGATTTCAATAAATTCTGGCTGTACTTGGTTGATGGATATAATAGAATTGCTGTAAGCATCCCTTGCACAATTGAACTGCAATACCGTGAGTATAGAAAGGTAGGCATTGTATAATGGGGATTTTTACATATAATTATTACAAAAATCTCAATCGGCCAGAGGTATACTTGGCTTATCCTGATAAACGAACGATTGGTGCTCTTCATACTTACGATCTCCAAACGGATATAATGGCAAACTCAGCCAACAAAGGTACCTTTACAGTGTACCGATATGAAGATGGGGAAGAAACAAGATTCTATGAGCAAATTGAGAACGGAAAATATATTCATCTCTATGGCGTTGGGTGGTTCAGAGTTGGTGATGTATCTGTAGTGGATGAAGGAATCAACGAGTACAAAGAAATAACATATTTATCTATTGAATGTGAACTAGGGCAAACGGACCTTACTTCCTTTGGTTCTCTAGGAATTGATGAGGATGAGCAAGGTGGCCTGGATCGGTATTGCTTATATAATCCTTTAGACGCATCACATTCGATTATGCATATTGTTCTAGAAAAGAATCCTGGATGGTCAATCCGATATATAGATCCCCAAATTTCAACTGAATATAGGAGTTTTCAAGAGGACAGTGTAGATACATACTCGTTTCTTACTGGAAAAGTTTCTGAAACATATGAGTGTGTATTTTTATTTGATTCTTATGAGCGCAGTATTTCAGCTTATAAACTCGAAAACCTTGGAAAAGATACAGGCATTATCTTAAATTATCGCAATGTGATAAAAAGCATAACGATGAATAGCACAGAAGATGATATCAAAACTGTGCTGACAGTAGTCGGCGGTAATGATGAGCGGACCAATACACCACTTGGAATTCTTGACGTAAATATTTCAGGCACAAATCAGATATATGATTTCAGCTATTTTCTTCACATGATGAGTCCGGAGCTGCAAGCTGGATTGGCTCATTATGACGAATTATGTAAGGAAAACGAATCTGCGTATCAAGAGAAAATGTCAACACTCCTCTCCCACTACGATGAACTGAATACATTAAAAAATAAGGTTCCTGATGAAGGAGAATCTTCTACCGATTGGACTTTATTTGGTTTACGAGAGCTTCAGGAAAAAGAAATAATCTATAAAACAAACATGTCTTTATATCTCGGGGAAGATGAATCTGAACAATATCAGAAAAATGCTGCTATCCATGCTGCTATTGAAGCCGAAATAAAAGTTCGAGAACAACAAATAAACAATAAAGAAGTTGAGATCAATAATTTGATCAGTGAAATTGGCACTTTGGTTGTAAGTCTGCCAAATGTACTCGGAGAAGAATTATATAAGGAACTCGGGCCATATATCCGCGAAGACACCTTAACTGATGATTCTTTTATCGTTACAAACTCAATGACAGATAGCGAAATTCTTGAAATGCAACAAGCATTACTAGAACATGGCCGTTCTGAATTGTCAAGAGTATGTTATCCTCAGTTTACCTTAGATGTTGATTTGATTAATTTCACCGTTGATTACGATTATAAACGTTTTACCAATGCACTTGAGATGTTCAACATCATCCATATAAATTTCGAGGATCACGATTCCATAATATCAGCAAGGCTTCTAAAACTTCATATTAATTGGGATGATCCATCTGATTTTAAGGTGACGTTCAGTAATCGTAACTCGCTTAAAGAAACCTGGGCACTCATTGAAAAGGTGAGAAAACAAGTTGAAGATGTTTCATCTAAAACCGAATATGCCGTTGGCGCATGGAAAAATGCTGCTATTGTTTCTGTGGATGTCAATAAATATATGAATGACATTCTGAACGCCAGCAAACAGCAGCTTGTTAGTAATGACAATAATGAGATTCTTATTGATTCTACGGGTATTCTATGCCGAAGGTGGTTGTCAGAACAACAAATATACGACCCAGGGCAAATATGGATAACCAATAACCAAATAGCTATTTCCCAAGACAGCTTCAACTCTGTTGGTATTGCTCTTGGATATGTAAAAATGGGCAATGACTACTTTTTTGGATTGTGCGCCCCATCAATTGTTGGTAAACTTTTAATGTCTGAAAAACTCATAGTCTCTAATGTATCCGGTTCCTATACCATAGACAAAGATGGCTTCATTGCAAAGAAAGGCTCCTATGAAGTAAAAATCAATCCGGATACGCCAGATAACATCTTCTCGATTTCTATTGACCACAAGAAACTCCTATACGTTGATACCACTGCCAAAGCATTAACATTTGAAGGTAAACTTATCTCTAAATCTGGGCAAATCGCAGACTTTACCATATCTACAAATACATTGATATCAGGCAATATCGGTTTATGTTCTGATAAGACATCTGGTGCTATTGCATACTGGGCGGGTAATACTGACAGGAATAATGCTCCATTTAGAGTAACAAATACGGGAGCCCTGACCTGTTCTAATGCCATTATAACAGGCGGTAGTTTAAAAATAGGAAACAACTTTGAGGTAAATTCACAAGGAGTATTGACAGCAAAATCAGCTAATTTTACAGGAAACATAAATGCATCTAAGATAACTGGTTCTCAAATATCAGGTACTATCATTACGGGTGGTGCTATTAGTGTTGGTGCGTTGGATGCAGATTCCGACACTCTATATCTAGGCAGATGGATGATAACCACAGCAGACCGCGGTTGGATTGGGACCAGTAATAACAATTATTGGAATGCATCTGCTTCAGGCTCAGGACAAGCTTGGTGTAGTTTTGGAGGTGTTTTAGTAGTTAATGGTTCCGGAGAAACACACGCTCAAACAATTATAACAAATAAAATAAATGGCGACGCCACACTTATAGGAAGTAACTGGTGGAGTGGATATACGATATTTAGTGCTTTAGATTATCTATTTAATCGCTTACCAAACACTTAAAGGAGGTACATATTTGGATATTACATTAGGTAAAGTAGCTGGAGCAATTCCGGTTTTACAGCAAATCAAAAACAAAAAGCCAAGTTTTAAAATTGATTATTGGGTTATGAGAAATATAAAATTATATGCTGATTCATATAATTTTTTCATTCAGAAACGAGAAGAAATTTTTGAAAAGTATTGCAACAAGGTAAAAAATGAAGTTGCCCCGGAAGGTAGTTACTATATACTTGATAAAAATGGCACGATTCAATTCAATCTTAAACCTGGTATATGTAACGAGGATTTTCAGAAAGACATGGATGAGTTGATGAAGATGCCATGTGATGATATCGCTCCATATAAATTATCGCTAGATGTTATCAATAATTCAGGAAACTTCAATCTTGACAACGAAGATGATATTTTTGCAATTGACTATCTACTCTCTGAGTAGGTAGTTTTTTAATTTTGTGAAAGGAGGGCTAAATGGCACAAACTCAGCCAGAGGATTTTAGGATAGATATATCCCACGAACAGTCATTTAGATACTTACAAGCTAAACAGTATGATCATAATTCGCGAGTAAGACGACTGATTATCACTGATAATAATATCCCATTGTCTTATTCAGGAAAAGAACTTATTGCTTTATCTCTTTATATTAACGGAGACAACTATTCTAATACCACCTGTAATTTTAGAGAAGATGGTTTTCCATATGTTGTATTTGATGAATCTATGCTGTCTCGTGAAGGTGATGTAAGTTGTGAGATTAGAATATATGATTCTGATGGTATCACTGTTTCAACTACATTCACATTCCAAATGACTGTAAGCAAATCTCTACTCAATCAAGATAGATTAGTTGCGTCATCCGAATTTAATATTTTGAATGATTTAATTTTACAGGCCAATGTAATTCCTGATTTAATTAAGCAATTTAATTTATCTCAGGAACAGATAAACGCTTTAATTGAACAAATTCAAACTGACATATCAGATTATACAAATCAGTTTTCAACTATGAAAACTAAATATACAAATGACTTCAATGCGCTTATACAGCAAATCAACAATGATATCACAACTTATAAATCTGAATTCAACTCTTTAAAAATTGAAATCTCAAATCTCAAAAGCTCCATAACCACTTGGTACACATCTGCCCAGGTTGCAGAGAACACCAGAATCACCAATGAGAATAAACGGCAAACCGATACGGCTAAAGCAATCGCCAACTGTGAGAAAGCAACTGCTGATACAAACGTGGCCACTGCTGAAGCTAATACTGCCCGTGACAATGCCAATACTGCGGCTACTGAAGCACAATCTAAGGGGGCATATGCACAGAACCAAGGTGACCGCGTTGATATGGCACTTAAGGATTTTGAATTCAGGCTTAGGACTATTGATGGAGGTGAGCTTACTGATACCACACCTGCTGAAAATGTATTTGATGGTGGTTCATTGTAATTATATGGAAGGAGGAAGTTAATGGATACAATAAAATTAAAACGAGCAACTAAATCTGTTGCTAATGCGTCAACCAAAGTACTCGAAAAAGATGAAGTATTAGTAGTGACACCAGATTCTGGAAGCGGAAAGGGGAAATGCCAATTAAAATTCGGTGATGGTATCACTGCTGCCAAAAGCCTACCCATTGCCATAGATGGTGAAAATGCTGATGAGATGAAGGTGTCTACCATCCCAACCGATTCCGATGAAAACCCGGTTTTATCCGCTGGTGAAACAGTTAAGGTGTTTTTCGGAAAAATCAAAAAAAAGTTTACATATCTTGAGAACTTAGTTGGAAATGTAAAATCAGTTACAAACCTATTCGGTAATACAGATGCAAAAACAGTAGCTCAAGGACTTCAAATACTTGTCAATACAAAATTAAGTAAAACAGATAAATACGATGGCGTCGATTCAACTTCGACAGAGTTATGGGCCACAGCTAATGCTGTCAGAAAAGTCAATGAAAAGACAGATAATAATTCTACCAGCATTCGTGAACTAAATAGCAATTTAGATATTACAAATCAGATAGCCGAGGTAGAAAATAGCAATGCCTATATACAGCAGTCAGGGAACGGAACCAGGTCAGTATACAAACATGGAAATTTGATACATTTAAGATTAGGAATCGTTGTAACGACGGGAACTACATCAACAGTAACCATTGCTAGAATTCCATATACATCAACTGACTCAACAAGTGTTTTAGTTCCTACATGGGCAACATATCAATCACCCGCTTTCCTTACTGTGTCAGTAGATACCGGAGGAAATATAATAATACGTGGGACTCAGAGTGGAGTTTATGTTGCAGATTTAATATATTTTGCATCAAATTTATAGGTAGGGTATGTGCTTACTTAATAGTAGGAACTAAAAAATCATTATTACATGAATATAATTAAACCTCCATATGTACCGGCGTTATTATTAGCACTGTCCGAAACAAGATTATTCCCGGAAATACTACATTGCATTGCGCTTCCATTATTTCCGATTATGTATCTGCCAGCAGGGTTTTTGGGGGTGACCGGCAATGTGCAAATAATATCTCCGACAACGTATCCAGAGGAAGCTACAATAAGCACATCAAGTACGTATAACAATCCAAATTTATGCAGTGTTGTATAGCTGGTAAATTTGGGGCCAGGCGTAACTGCTAATAAAATATTCTTTTCTAAATTGCTATTTAGTATAAAAATAGATGTCAATACTCCCAAAATATTTTCAGCTAATTATTCTAATAGTTTATTGTTCAAGCACATCTTGCTATATATAAAGACTTTTTTCGCACCCCCTCTATCCCTTGCAAAAGAACATGTGTTCTGTTATTATGATATAGTAACAGAAAAGAGAGTAAATCACCGCCCTCGCAAAGCATAGATCTACTCTCTCACCACAACGCAAAAGCGCTGTCTATAATTATTATACTAGACAGCCTCCTTTTGCGCAACAAAAATCAGGAGGATGGAATTATATGGAAGAATTTAAGAACGAAGTTATTATGCAGTTACAAAACAATGAAACATTTAATAGTGAGATGCTGATGATGGTAGACCAGGCAATAAGCTACGTAATGCGAAGTTATCAAATTCAGCGAATGTGTACCGAAATAGCGATACAAACGATCAAACGATGTCCTGAATTAGACGCTTTTATACTAAGGAAAGAATTCCGGGGCTTATCTGAAGATACAATACGCCAATATAGATATCTACTAAACGCATTTGTAGCGTGGCTGGATAAAGACGTTAAAGATGTCGTTTCGGATGATATACGTATATTTCTCAACGAATACGCAAAAATCAATAATATTTCAGATCGTACCAAAGATTCAAAGCGCCTTATAATCTGTAGTTTCTATCAATTTCTTCATCAAAATGGTTATATTAAAGAAAATCCCGCCGCTGCTGTTGAGCCAATTAAATATAAACAAAAAGTTCGAGAACCATTGTCGCATATGGAAGTTGAATTAATGCGGCGAGCGTGTAAAACAGACTTTGATGAGGCTTTATTTGAAATATTTTATAGTACAGGCTGTCGAGTTAGCGAAGTTGCAAATATGAGAATAGATGATATTGATTTCGATAGGGAACAAATCAAAGTATGTGGAAAGGGGGATAAGGAACGATTTGTTCTACTTACACCGCGAGCGCATTTAAGTTTAAAGTTATATCTCGATAAAAGAGAGGATGATAGTCCCGGCGTATTTGTAAGTGAAAATAAGAGTCATAAATCATTGGGTAAGTGCTCTCTTGAAAATAGAATAAAGGAGCTTGGCATACGTGCTGGAATAGGAAGGCCTGTAACACCCCATATAATTAGACATACTACTGCCAGCCATCTATTAGAACATACAGATATCGATGTTGTGCAGGACTTATTGGGTCATACAAAAATCGAAACTACGCGTATCTATGCAAAGACATCTTCAGAAAGAATCAAATCCGGATTCAGAAAAGCATCTTTATAAAATCCCAAACTTCATATAAAACAACATAATGTAATACCTAAAATAATGTATAAATCAAGAATAATTATAAAATTTATAGCATGACAGATTTATTTTTGTCGCAAATTTTTATTAGATGTAGCAATTTATCGAACAAGAATATTATCGGGACCTATAATATTCCCAATATTACAGGTGTTTCAACGGCACCTGAAAATATCGCAGGCGGATATCATAATGTGGCGAAATATAGTAATGGACAATGTATGTATTCTGCCCTGGTATATGTCTATACATCGGCTATCTCTAACTCCGTCATTGGAACCATATCCAGTCAATATGCCCCAAAGCAGGATATCAGCGCCTATGTATATGATTTTGCAGGAAAACGCTTTCTTATGATATTAATATCGTCAAATGGGACAATAAAACTACTGACGTTGGAAGGGACATCAATACCGGAATCTGCGGTTAAAGTAAGGGGAAGTATCGTGTTTTGATAAATAATCATTTTGTCCATATTACGGAATCTGTTCCGGTTTTTCTGTCTCTGGATTCATATGTTATTCTATCGTTAGAGAATGTAAGTAAACGTGACCATTCTTCGTTAAAAATAAATTCCAGTGTTATCCCTTGGAGGTTTTCGTTTACAAAGATTATCATTTTCTGACACCGGGTGAACGTAAATGACCCAGTACCTAATTTACTAACTAAATTGCTACATTGTAAAATCGATAAGTATTTATAGATATTCATATGTTCGTATATTACATTCTGAAATGTAGCAATTTAGCATCTATTGGGACAGGAACCCAGCTTGCTACTTTATCCATGAATAATAAGTCAATAACAGGGATTTCGTTTAATGGTTATAAAACTGTCGAAATCATGGTAATTATACAGCAAGCGAGTAATGGTAATATGTTTTTTAATTTTACCCTTGTGCCATTAGTAAGTCATATTTTAGACGGAGCACGGTACATAACAATACCAGGTAAATCATACGGATATTGCGCAAACGTTTTGCTATCCATAAATTACTCAGCTGGCACAGTAACATTGATAGAAGCTGATGTCAATGAGGGATTTGGGCTTAATTCAATCTACATTTTGGGACTTAAATAATCATCTTAACTGCTTAACTGCTAGGAGAACCTATTGTTGTCCATCCGCTCCAAACGCCCTCTCTCTGATGCCTGGTAAATAGGTGCGAATCTCCTACAGCCATTGCCAACTGACATAGCCATTGCTCACCGCTACTGTATGTGATACAAAAGCCATTACCATAAACAGTATTACCTGTTTTAAACGGGGTATCCGCTGTGTTGACGTCCCACAACACTAGGTTAACCTTATTTAATACATTTACATTTATATGGCTAACGTAGTTGGACTTAAGTGGGTTAATATCATCACTGATATTACCTAAATTGCTATATCATACAATTCTTTATACATAGTAAAGTATAAATATAATTTATCGCATTAGACAGTGTAGCAATTTAGTTAGTAAACTAGGTACTGGGTCATTCTCATTCACTAGGTGTCAAAAAATAATATTTTTTGTACATGAAGACCTACAGGGAATAACATTGGAATTTGTTTTTGGCGATGAATGGTCACGTTTACTTACATTCTCTAACGATAGCATTACATACACATCGAGAAACAGAAAAACTGGAACTGATTCAACAATATGGACCAAGTAATCATTTGGGCTCCAAAAATATGAGCTGTATCCATGCGGCAGTCCCGGCAATTCCACGCTCTGATGGATTATAGAAGGTTATAGATATGGAATCTTTTGTTATATTGGTTATCTGAGCATTCAACCAATTTGACGACTGTACTGCCCATAAAGGTGTTTTAATAAAACCCAAATCCGAAATGGAGTAAGTTTGACTAACACTATCCTTCGTACCAACGGTAGCATCACATGAAAAAAGCTTTGATGATATTTTTCTGATTTGTACGCCTAAATTGCTACATTTCTAAATAAATGAAATTATCTCTACATAAATATTCATTAATTCATGCAGTTTCAAATTAAAACATTAATTCATTTGAAAGAAAGGAAATAATATGTATAATATTACTTTTAATAACAATCACGTTTTAAAAATTTATGATAGCCTGGAAAACAAATCGACACAAACACTTGTGATACGAATTAATCCATCCGATTATTTATTTTCTGATATCGTCAGCCTATTTGATAATCTTACAAAAGACGATTTAAAGAGAATCATTAAAACCACTCCGTCTGCTGTACACGTAACTACTTACGAGAATTATACAGATATAATGAGTCGTTCTATTGAAAAGATTACTGTTCCAGTTGAAAAGCAAGAAGAAATACCTTCCATCGGAGAATCCGGACAAGATACAACAACTACAATCACAACCAATGAACCACAGGAGATTGAACTTATCACTATCACTCTTAAATATGAAGATCCAACTAAAGTTATAGTAGAGCAGCTTAATCAGCAGATTAATCCAACAATTGAAATTGACAAATGTTCATTGGATGAATTAAAAACATTTATCCAGAAGCAAAACAGCGAGTCCCTTGAAACGTTTTTAGAGAAGAAACCGCTCTTATATACAGATGGAAAATATTATGGAGTTTCAAAAATTGATAGAGATGAGATGTCTCAGCAGTATCTGGCGTATCAGCTTAATAAGGCAATAAATCCAAATGCTGAAGATATTGTTAAGTGGCATAGTAAGGGTACTAAGTGTACTCCAATGTCTGTTTTGGAATTTTCAACGCTTGCCCTTGCAGTTTATGCCTACACAGAACCATACTATGAAGAAATGCAAACAATTAAAGAAGCAATTATGTCTGCTTTAACAAAAGATGAAGTTCTGTCTATTAAAATCTTTAATAAATTATAATGACTATAATGAATAAATATAGAGCTTCATTGTGTATTTATGAAGCTCTATATTGAAATGTAGCAATTTACCATACATAGATACCAGCAAAAAAATCAAAGATGGATTTGCTAACGGAACCAGTTGGACGGCCACAGAAAATTGTATAGTCTGTGGTTCCATAGGCTTTAATAGTTCAGCCCACGGATGTTATGTATCAGTTAATAGCATAACTATATTTTGGGTCAATAATGATGCAGCAACCAATTCTTTTGCGCCGGTTTGCTTTGCGGTGCGGAAGGGAGATGCCATAAAATTTGTCGGTTATGATAATCAGGTTCCAATCCTTACCAATCTGTATGCTTTCAGCACAAAATGATTAATTATGGAGTGAATTTAAGATTACCCTTGTACGTACTATCTACATATACCTGTATTAGATTATTTTCTTCATCCCAATATAATCGTAGGCGCTTATTCAAGGTCATATTTTCGACAGTTTTAGTTGCTAAATTGCTACATCTTTGAAAATAATAGTGAATATTTATGAACGGATACAATCTAAGAAGTAGCAATTTAGAATGGAAATTAAATGGTACATACAAGGCCACAGATACTTGCCCG